CGAGGTCATAACGCTCGGTGGCCTTGTACCGCATGGTGTCGGTCTCAAAGTCACCTTCCATGGTCTTTTCCAGACCACGGCGCATCATCAGCTTCATCCCTTCCGGCGCGTCGGTCTGCACCCACCACGCAGTGGCGGAGGTCAGACGCGAGATCACAGCGGCACCCTCGTCGAGCAAGCCAATCGACTTGATCGGGTTGATGTCGTTGTTTGCCACGCCAGCTCGCAGAACCGACTTGAGCAGCACTTCCGCCTGGAAGACGTTGCCCGGAGCCACCACCAGCTGGCGGGGGACCAGACGAATCTTCTTGCCGTTGTTGTCAACAGCCTGACGGATCTGGATCAGCATCTGCTCGAGCGAGGTTTGCGACAGGTTTGCCGCAGTGGTCAGCAGGTTGCTGAACGTACCGTTGACGATCGGGTGCGCGTTGCTGTTCAGCGCGACACCGTCACCGCCAGGATACGAAGCATTGAACGCACGGTTCAGAATGTTTGCAGCCAGCGTTTCCTTGGTCTCAATCAGCGACTGAGCAAGGTGACGTGCGTACACCTGACCGATACGAATGTGATCGCCGTCCTCGACCAGCACTTTCGTCAGAGCGAAGGCCAGACCATAGACCTTGTAGACGTAGCGCTTGAGGAACAGCACACCACCCTGCTGGTACGTAACCGGAGTGCCGTCAGGCAACTCAGGCGCGGCACCAAAACCGTACAGAACCGGCTCTTCGTGGTAGTTGCGGGGAATGCCTTGCTGCTCGCGGAACACTCGGCTCCACTCATCAGCCCGCTGGTCGTAAACACCATCGAAGCATTCATTCAGGATCGGTTCAACAATGGACCGAAAATCAGTACTGCGCATTGGGGCGGCCATGATTCACCCTCCTTAAATGGCGTTCACGGACGCATTAAACTGCGACTCGTTGATCGTCACTCGTACAACCGTGTACGCGTCTCCCCAAGCATTGTCGGGGTACGGAGCCAGATCACGAATCAGCATCTGAGCGCTATTACCCGCACCGACCAGCGTGGTCGACAGCGTGCATTGCGACAGACCGGTGGTCGTCGAGCCAGCAGTGGTGTTGCTGAGATCCGCCATATCGCCGATCGAGCTCTGCTGCAACGAGCCTTGAGCCTGGATCTCATAAACGATATTGGGATCGTTGTAGAAGTACGCCACGCACGAACCAGTCTGGTAAGCCGTGTTGGCCGGCCAGTAGTTCGACACGCGACGACGACCCGTGGTGTCGGTGAACTCCACGCCAGCGAACGCGCCTTGGAAGGCATCGCCCGGATCAGCAACAACGATGTTGCCGTTAGAGTCGAGCTTGACAGGCTGACCTTTGAGAATGTCGGTGTTGTAACCCGACGCAATACCGCCGGCGAGCGCCTGAGCGCGATCCAGACCACTAGGATGGAACGCGGGGCGCAGACCGAACGGAGCATTAGTCGCAGACATAATTAACTCCTTGATTGATGACCCCAGCCTTAGAAGACAGGCGTGGGAACGTGACGGTCCATGTCACCAAAGCCTTCGCCTTCAACCCTCCCCAGGTGTTTGCCTGACGAGTCTCGCGCACCCTGCAAGTTCTCGAGTTGGACGCGGATCTTTTCCGCCTCCTCCATCGGTTTCTCGTGGTGCATCTGCAACATAATGTCCTGATACATATCGATCGGAATCTTGAACAGGAGCATTTCGTTGCAGGCGATATAGCCAACATGCTCTCCAGCCTTTACGCGGTAATTCTCAAACCCCTTCAACTCATCCTGAGCGACAGGTTGGTATCCAAGGCGAATCCGCTTATCGATGCTGTCGTAGCTGTTGGTGGTTGACAACCAGCAAAGATGCCAGCCCGGCAGTTCGGGCAACTTTGGTAGCGCACTCTGTGTCCACTCATCGCTCCACATCTTGCGACGTTCCTGCGACGACATGAACTTTTCTTCAGGTGCAACGCGGCTGGCGTCCTCGCTTGCGCGAGTTTCGCGACCACCGGCAGAGAGAGATTTTTTCAGACGAGAATCCATGTTTAGCCCCTATTGTTTCGTGCTTGTTCAGCGTAACGCTTGATCATCCGGTTGCGAACTTCTGGGTTGTCCCAGAATCCCGCTTCTTTCATCGCTCGAACCTGTTCAGGCTCAAGAACAAAAGAATTACCGCGTGAGGTCTGCGATTCACGCCCGGAACCCGTCACTACACTTCGAGGCCGTCTCCTGGGTTGCTCATCCTGATCACCAGTATACCGACTTGGTAACCGTTGCTGCAAGCGACGGTCAAACTCTTCCCAATACTCTTCGCTCGTTGGGTCCCAGCCCTCGGCCGCCAATTTGTTGTCGACCACCTTGGCAATCTGCGAATCTTCGTCGCCGCCGTTCGGGTCGTACCAGGGGTTGCGCTCCATCCACTGGTTGGCCAGCCGCACCAACTTGGGATTTGCCGGGCCTGCATCGTTGTTGGTCGCTTGCACGGCACGCTGCTTGATGCCCTGCATGGCCTCGACTTTTCGACGCGACTCATACCAAGCTTCCTGCGCTTTGGTAAATGCCGTGCCATCCGAGTTATCGGTTGCCTCCTGCATCTTTCGGCGGAAGAACTCGAGCCGTGACTCTTCGTCAGAGATTGCCGAATCTAGCCGTGCCAGATCCGCGGTGTGCGTCTTCCGCTCAACCGCGGCCAGCCGCTCCATCAGCTCCTGGTTCTGCCGCTGTAGCAGCTGGAGCCGCTGGTCCTTCTCTTCATTACTCTTGCGGATGTACTCTTTCTTCGCACGCCGCCGAGCACGTCGCGCCTCGCGTACTGCATCGGTATCGTCGGGATGATCTTCATCCCCATCAGCTTGCGCTTCCTTGTCCGGCGACTCAATGGTCTCCGGCAACTCTACGACGACCGAGCCATCTTTCTCCTCGGTCACCTCAAACGATTCTTCCTTGATCTTCGGTTCGGTGCTCATACGAATGCCCTCATCGCCAGCGGATTGCCCGTGACCTTAGCGATCACCTCATGATCGTTCAGGATCATAAAGAGCGCCGGGTCTTCCTTGTCATCTTCGCCAGGAACTTTGACTTCCCAACGATCGCCGCCCCACTTCGGCACGCGGATGTACTCGCCTGCCTGACACCACGAGCCTTCCGGCCAGGACTGCATCGTGTCCCGGTGTTTGAAAGCGAGCGGACCAATCTCGATGACCTTGGCCACCATGTTGTTCCACTTTTCGGTTTCTTTGGTTTCTTCAACCAAGATAATCCCAGCACTCGTCGTCTTCTTTTTTGTGCGCCGCAGTTGCACCAGAATACGGCCACCAAGAGGCTTTGCACCGGGGTCCACGCTCGGAAATGCCCAAGCCAATTCAGCGGGGTTAACCGCTACCGGTTCACTCATCATCATCACCCTTCATCAGGTTGTCGAGAATCAACAGAGCTTCTTGCAGCCCTTCATGTCTCCCGACCAGTCGTTGGTAGGCGTCCCAATTAAGCGCATTTCCCTGCGCTAAGGACAAGGCTATTTCAGCCTGTGACGCCTTGATTTGACCAATAAGGTCACCTAGTGTCGCCATTATTTTTTCTTAGCTTGCGATAGTCCGCCTCCGTTCTTCGCGGGCTGCTGGCCCTTGGGTTGCAACGACGTGCCATCAAGCTTCTCGCCCATGGCGATACGCTTGTGCATCGGGATGTGGAGCGCGTCTTTCGGGTTACTGGTAGCCACTTGGACCTCCGAGTTTGGTTTGATAATCCAAGACGATACGCTCCTTGTCGTTGACAATGTGCGCCGCATCCCTCGTCAGACGAGCCGTCTCGATGCGTTCTTTCAACTCCATGTCGCCGGTTGCGATGGCAAGCTTCAACTGCAATTCTTCCATCGCTTGCTGCTGCTCGAATTGCAGCTTCTGCATGTCGCGCTGGATCTCCGCGGCCACCTGCTTGTCCTTCAACTGCAACTCCGCCTGATCGCGGGCCTGCCGGCGCTGCGTCTCAGCCATGCTGGTCTGCAACAGCACTTGTCCATCCGGCGTCAGATCAGGCTTGGGCTTGTACTGCTGCGACTGCTGAACCATCTGCTGGATGACCGGCATGATGCCCTGGAGCGTCTGTTGCGTATCCAAGTCAACGTGCTGGCTTGCCAACGCAAACAGCTTGTCGACATCCTTCGGATCATCGAGCATGTCGTACTCACCCAGCTTCGCGCCCATGGCCTTCTGCACGTAGCCATTCATCCGCGTGAGATACCACAGGACAATGTGCTGCTTGATATGCTCGATGGCCTTCGGCAGGAACGTCGGCGCAATGAACGGATTGCCACCCAGCACCGGATTCTTCGCGAAGTCCAGGTGCGCCTGGATGTGCCCCAGGTGATCCTGCTCGGGATACGCAAACGCCGCCTGCCCGATCGCCATGGCTACGTTCTCGTTCGCTGCATCCAGCTTCGCCGGCGGCGGCACGTCTGTCATCAGCTCGTTGATACCCGGCACCTTGATCTGCTTCAAGAACCGTTGGATCACGGCCCGGCGATTAAAAAGATCCGGATTGTCCTTCATGATGGCCATGACCGCCTGGGTCTGCGCCATCCGCTGCGTCTCGCTGAAGATATGCGGGTCGGAGATCGGGATCACGTCCGTCACCCGCGCAAAGTCCTCGCGCTTGATGTCCAGATCCTCGACGACTTCGCTGCGCTGCATGTCGTCCAGGTACCAGCGATTGATCCGGGACAGAATCCGCAACACCCTGGCCTGCGACTTGTGCAGTCTCGAGTGAATCGCCGAGAACACCGCGGCACCCTGCTCGATCAGCGCCTGCGTCGTTCCGACCGGAGCGTTAGCGTTAACGTCCGCAATCTTCTCTTCGCTCGTCGTCACCACGCCCTTGGCCGCGCTTGTCAGCCAGCCTAGCAACTGGAACAACACCGCGCTTGGCGGGTTGAACGGCATCGGCATTGCAAGCTTGCGCACGTCATCGACACCCGGCGCGGCTTCGATCTCTGCAACCTGGGTGACTTCGACCTGTTGACTCTGCCCCGATACCTTCGCGCCCTTGAGCTTCAGGAGCGTCGCAGCGTTGTTGATGTGGGCAGAGTCCAACAAGGCCCGCAGAGCGCCCGTAAGGGCCGCGGAAAGGCCTCCAATCAGGTGCGGCAGACCAACGGCATAGGCTCCACGCCACGGGATGAACTTAAACTCGACAATCCAGTCGAGCTTCGTCATCGTTTCGTCGCCGTCTTCCCAGTTGCGGTACAACCCGACCACTTCCGTCTCGATCTCGTCGATCATCAGGATGTACGGAGCCGGCTCGCCCTTGGTATACGGGTCGTTTTCGAGCTCAAGCCACGTATAGACGTGATAAACGCGCCGCAGACCGTCTTCGTTGTCGTTTGGCGACCGTCCTTCGATCTTATCGGTGGCTTTTTGCGGTCCAGTGGGCTCCGGGTCCATCGTTGCCCGGACAAAATCGGTGTCTCGATACAGTTTCGAGGCAATTCGCGCCTTGAATTCGTACTCGGAGATGTCATCCACCTCCGTAACACGCGGTGCCGTATAGAAATTGGCCGTTGCAAAGGGCAACAGCACGTTATCGATGGGCAAAAACTGCGCACAGGGCCGTTTTTTCTTCTCGTCGTACCAGATTTTCAGGTACTGCGAGCCTCCGAGCGGCAGTTGCGTGAGCATTTGCTCCTGCTCATCGCAGAATTCCTCGATCTGCTCAGTCAGCTGCCAGTTCATGTAGTCGCGTTTGCGCTCGGCAATCGCTACTTTCTCTTCATCCACGTCCCCGAGGATCTTCGTCCGGGTCGGACCATCAGGCGGGAACAACTCTTTGATCGCTCTCGAGGCAAAGTCGACGCACGCCTCGGCCATCACGGGGTGGACTACCTTGCTTGCACCCTGGAAGTTCGCGCCACCAGGGGCGTCGTTGCCCAGGCCGGTACGCTTGATGCCGTCTTCGTATTGCTTGTCGCGGTTCTTCCGCGCTTCCTTGTCCTTCTCTGCGTACTCGATGTACCGCAGGGCCATCATCCGCAGTTCGACAGGGTCAAGCACGTCCGAGTCGGCAAGGTTCTCGTAGAAGTCCTTGCTATCCATCGGCCCGGTCGTGTCGAGCCGGACCCTCACTGACCCGTCTGGCAACTCCTCGAGGTCTTCGTCGGTCAGCTCGAGCGGCACCTCGACGCCTTCCTCTGGCTCCGCGGGTGCATCGTTCGGTGTTCCCTGGATGAATCGCCCATACTCCGGGTCGATCGGCATCTGTGTGGCCATGGCTTACGCCCTTTTCAGTACGGACAGCCCAGATTTTACTTCGCCGCCCTCTTTTTTCTGCGTGCGAACATCTGGCAAGGGCGTTGATTTGAAATACGGCATCAACACGCCCTCCCCGGTTTCGATCATATCCAGCAGGTAGTTCCGAATATTTGCTGGCGTTGGTTTGATTCCCAGGCCCTGCATGGTATACGCCGCCTGCCTTTCCAATAGGTCTAGCGCGTCCCCGCGGGGAGATTTCAATCCGGTCAATTCGCCGCCACCAAACCATCGTCCGGCTTGCGCCATACCGCCTGGAATACCCAGCTCGTTGGCGATGTCAAGCATCTTGCTCTCGGCCGCACCATATTCTGTCGGCCCAAATCCACCTTGCTCAGTGAAGTATGGATGATAGCGACTGCCTTGCGTTTGCCCCGCTGACTCATGCACGTCCAGCACCATGCTCTTGCCGAAGTCGCCTGCCTTCTGCGTGCCATACGTTGGGATCTTGTAGTTTGTCGGGATGTCGGCTTTCAACATGTCGCGCATATTCAAGCCGCCTTCAATTACCTGCCGCACGCCTTCGCGATGCACCGGCATTAGTGGCAGGCCCGTTCCATACTTAGTCTTGAAGAGATCCATCTCCGCTTTGACCGTGTCTTCATCGAGCGGCAATCCCCGCGCCTTCATGTCCCGCAGGAACTGCCCCACGGCCATCTCATTCATGATGCTGTTGCGGGCGCTAGCCGGTGCGGTCTGATACACAAACTGCTCGAAGGCCTCTGCCGGTATGCCGCGCTCCATGGCCGCGACCTTCAGTGGATACAGACTGGCATAGAAGGTCTCGCCGCCTAACGGCAGACCGCGCTGGATCTGCTTCTTGATCAGCTCGCGATTCCTCGGGTCATCGTAGATCTCGTCGATGTACCCGGTGTCCGCACGTGCCGGCTGGTACCGCGGGAACCGGGTCTGCTCGATCCCTGGGAATCCTTCCAGCGCATCCTTGATGAGCGACCGGTCGAACGCCTGCAACTCGGGAGGCGGCGGCTTCCAGGGCTCTGTAGGCTGCGCAAGGAACTCTTCCGCCCTCCTGGCTCGCTGCTCTACCACCTCCGGTAGGTTGCGCAGTCGCTTGGCCAACGGGTCACGGAACGATGACTGCTCAAGCAATCCGTATCTTGCCTCGATGTCAGGCTTCTCGGACCGTTCCCAAGTTAGCCGCGACAGTGCCTCGCGCTCTGCCCGCTTGGCAACATCGGCATCCGCCATCTTCGGATTGGCCTTTTGAATATCCGCCGCTGCTCGAGTTACCGCTGACGTGATCGTCCGCTCATTTGCAATTGGCTCACCCTTAGTTTTTTCGGCCTTCTTTGCAAACTTATCGCGGATCGAATTGATCGCTTGCAACAGTGACTCTTTGACTTCCTGCTTTGCCGCTCCGCCGCGGGCCATCTTTACCGTCGTCGGGAATGGCTTGATGGCACTGGGCTCTTCGCCAAGCAGGCGCTTCAGGCGGTCGAGTGACATTATTTTCTCCGTGTAATGGCCGCTAAACCGCCGCGGGCTTTCGTGATGTCTCGTTCGGCCGGGTCGTAAGTTCCTCGGTTGCCGATCGCTGACTTGACTTGTTGCGGCTCGAACGCAATCACTTCCTCAAGAGCGCCGTTCTTGTTGTAGTACAGAATCCCATCATGGCCAGCTTCTTTCATCCGCTGCACTTCTTCCGCCGTCATCGTCCATGGGCTTCCTCCACCAAACGGCTTGAAGTCTTGTTTCCATGTCGCCTCAGTTGCAACCACTGGGTTCTTGATTGACGAATACAACGGCATGACGTTCGTGCCCGGCGTATACATTTTCGGATCGCGATAGACATGCCCAGGCTTACCAGGGATGGTTCTGATGTTGTGAGCCGCCGGCTGGTTTGTCGCGCTCGGTGACATCCAGATTGCCGGCCCACTGACAGCCGGGTTTTCTCCGCCCGGCATGAACTCTGAGAAGTCTCTCGGGGTCGCGTGATACAACCGCTCTTGCACCTTGCTCTCTTCCAAAAACTTCGCCTTGTTGGCTTCGCGTTCTGCTGGCGACAGAATGTCGATGGCTTGTCTCAACGCCCCTTTGACCTTCTGTTTCACGGCTCCGCCGCGCTGATACCGTTGCACTGGCGTCGGGTTGAACATCACCGCCGTCCGCTGCTGAGGATTCACAATCCCTTCGTATCCGTATTCTTTGGCCATACGCTCGATGTCAGTGATCGTCTGACCCGGATCGGTGATCCCTTGGTTGTACGGTGACGTGTAAGGCGTGCGGTTCGCTTCAGCTGCCAGCGTCCGCAACCGCACAGGATCTTCCTCGAGGTTATACAGCCCCTGGCTCTCAGCACCGTACCGGTACGGCCCCAGGCCGGGCTCCGGCCGCGGGTTCTCGCCGGTGTAGAAGTAGGACCGTTCCATCACCGGGTTCTGCGTGTACTTCAGCCGGCCCATTTCCTCGCCAGCAATCCCTGTGCCGTAACGCCGTGGATCGAGCGCCTCGAGCTCCGGCGACTGGCTGAAGTGCGTCAGCCTCTCCGCGGTCGTCGTGCCGGGCTCCGGCTTGATCAACGGCTGGATGTAGCTTGGCACGCCGCCCGTAAACTGTGGATCGAGGTACTCCGGCGGCAGCAGCAGACTCTTTTGCGGCGCAAACTGAAAGCCGCCCCAGGCTTCACGTAGCAGGGCGTCCATCTCCGCGACCGTCTTCTGATCCCGCGCCCGCTTCGCTTCGTATCGAACGCCGTTCATCCTGTTGATGCGCTGCATCAATTCGGCGTTCAGCGGCGTATAGTTGACGAACGAATTCTGGCCCCGCGTCTCACTGGCCATCGCCATCCTGGCGAGCGGCGAGAACATCTGCGAGTGCGCCCCATAGGCGATCTCTTCGCCCTTTGGGCCAAACGGGTTGCCATGCACCGCATGCCCGTAGAAGTCATGCACTGCCCGGAACATCTCGTTGGCATTCAATCCCGTGTTCGGATCGACGGCGTTCAGGAAGTCATGCGGCTGGCCTCCCTGGTAGACGTACATATGCCGGTTGCCGTACACGTCTCGCAGCATCTGCGGGCTGTTCTCGTATGCGCCTTCACCGCCCCGATAGAACGACATATTGATCGGCAGCGTATCGAACTGGTCCTTGGTCTCCTTGGCCAGCTGCCGGTACGCCGCCTCCATCAGCTGATCGTAGTTCTGAGCGCCTGTGGCCTCGACGATGTCCGGGAACTGCCGCCCATATGCCTCGAAGACCGCTCGCTTGTATCCTGGGTCATCCGACGCTGCCAGCTGGAAGGTGCGACCGATACCGCTCTGCTTGGCGAGCGCCGCCTTCGGCATCTTCGGCAGCTCATAGGGCTTGCCTAGCGCCCGCTGGCTGTAATCGTCTGCCGCCCGCCTGACGAAGTTCGTCGGGTCGGCAATCAGCGCCTTGGCATCGATCTGAGCTGGTTGCGGAACATCGCCGCCAGCTGGTCCTCCGACAGGCTCGGCTGGTACTTCTTCTCGTATTCCGCGAGCTTTTGGTCCAGCCTCTTGAGCAAATCGCGGCTTGACTCGGTAGAACGGTCCTTCTTGGGCTGTTTCATATGGGCTCTCTGTAATTCTGGGAGTGTCCGGTATTGCTGGCGGTTTGATTGGTTGGCCGATCGCCCTTCTGGCTAATCCTGTCACGCCACTGACGGCCGGCAGGAGGTTTAGCGCCCCGAACAGGCCCTCAACACCCGCGCCGACGTAGTCGCCTCGTCCGGCTGCTTGTCCAGCCGACTTGATGTCACGGATACCCTCTTCGGCGTAGATCGGGGCCATGGCCATCGTGGCCGGCAGGCTGACCGCGGAGACAACATCCGCCACGCCCATGCCGAGCGGGAGGTTGCTGCTCTGACCACCAGTGATTGTCTGCGCTCGCTGCCGGGCCTTGTAACGGTTGGCTCCCAGGCCCTCGAACGCTGACTGCAAGCCAGACGCGATTCGCTCTCGCATCGTCGGCTCGTAGGCTTTCATCTCGTCTTCACGGACGGGTTCCATCGATCCCCCCGGTTAATATCCCGGCATCATATCGGCCCAGGCCTGTCAAGTCTATTGAGCATACGGGTTTGCTCGCCTTCCTCGGCCACTGTCTACGTAATCGTCCTCGTCCCAGTCGTCGTCCGGCGGCGGATCGATCTCGAGCCAGCTGGCGTCACGCAGGTACCGCAAAGCCTGGGAGCAGGTGTCAACGAAGTCGTCGTGCGTCGTCTCAGGGAAGCTACAGATCTGGCTGACGAATCCTTCGGCCCAGTCGCGGACGAACCCCTTGCGCTGGCTGCTCTCGGGTATCCAGACACGGCCGCGGGCGATGATGTTGCTGACGATGTTCAGCCGCTGGATCTTGTCCGCCCGGCCAGGGTTGTAGGCCATGACCGGCAGATGAGCCCTTTGCAAGTCCTGGATGAGCGCCTGACCGGCCGACTTGTCCTCGATCAGGATCAGGTCCACCCGCTTCTTTTCCTTGCCCTCGCCGAAGACCACGCCGTACTCCTCGACCACCTTCGGCCGGAGGTCCGGGTACTGCAAGCGGTCCTGCCATGCGTCGATCAGCATCACCGACATCGGGCCATCCAGCGGCTTGAAGACTCCCCAGACGGTGCAGGCGGTCGGGTCGTTCTGTGTTTTCTCGGTGGCTGCGCAGTCGTATGACTGGATGATGTACTCGAACTTCGGGAACGGCTTGCCATCCGGCCACAGGCGGAACCAATCCCGCTTGACGATGCCGCCCTCCTCGGGATCGATGATCTCCGCGTAGATCTCCTGCCTGCCAAGCTTCGTGCCTTCGTAGGCCAGAATCTGCCGGCGGAAGTTCTCCGACAGGTTCTCGATGTTGTCGTAGGTTGACGCTGTTGTAAGTACAACGTCATCACCCTCGCGGTTGATCAGCTCGAGGATCAGGTCCTTCGGCTTCGGCGTTGTGGTGCAGATTAACTTCGTCTTAAAGTCCGGCCCGAGGGTCAGTCGCAGGCCGAACTGCATCATGTCCCAGGCCTCTTGCAGGTACTCCCAAGCGGCGAGCTCATCGCACCAACCCCCGTGGAACTGAGGCCCCCGGAAGCGCTCGGGCTCCGAGGCCGGGATGCCCTTAATCAGGCTCCCGTTGACTAGGCGCAGTTCGTGTAAAGCCTTGTTGTAATCTTCTATTAACGGAGCCGGAATCACTGACACCAAGCCACTGTCGCCCTCGAAGCAGGTGCTCCGCACGTCCGCGGAAGTCGGGGCAGCAACGAGCCACCGTGTCTTCGGGTACTCCCAGGCCCACCAGCCAAGTTGTTCTGCGGCCGTCCTGGTCTTACCGGCACCGCGGCCGGCAAGCATCAGCCAGATGGACCACCAATCGCCTGGGGGGACCACCTGATGCTTCAGGGCCTTCTGTAACCAAGTCAGACGCCATGCGGTTGCCAGCCTCTTGTAAGGTGGCAGCGCCTTCAGTGCCGCCTGGACATCAGGCTCCGCAAGATCAGCGAGATTCACTTTGCTTGCGTAGTTCGGCGTTCTGTAAGAGCGCGTTAATCAGCCTGTCCGCCTGCGTCTCAGCCTCGATCTTGATCGGGTTGTCAGCATCGCCGGCCAGGGCCACGCGGTCGCCGTACTTCTTGGGGTTCCACTTGGCCAGAAGCTTGAGTCGCGTCTCGATCTGGAGCTTGCGGTGCCCGAGCATGTCCTCGACCGTCGTTGCCGTTCCCTGGTCAGTCATCACCTGCTTTTCCCCGTACCGCGGGTTGTCGGCAATGAGCAGGCACTCCTCGGCAATGGCGTCGTATCCGAGCTCACGCGCACGCGCGATTGCTCCCGAAAGGCCGGTGCCGCGCTCCCCAAGAGCGTCGTCCTTTCCCATCCATTCGTAGATCTTCTGCCATGCAGGCATATGGTCATCACGGCAGATCTGGCGTAATGGCTCACCGTTACCCAGGCGTTCGCAGATCTCAGCTGCTAGCTCTGGCGTGTATTTGCTTGGGCGGCCGATTTTAGGCTTTGCAGCCGTTTGTTGTTGTTCTGGCTGCTTTGGTATTGCCGCGGGCTGTTTGCGGCTTGTAGCGCGTTTTGGTGGCTTCTGCGGGGTTTCTGGCTTGGCCATAGTCCTCTCCGGTAAGTGTTCCAGTGGATTTTACCGGAGAGTGTAAGTCAGATGCAGTTAGTTGTGCAGTTACCGCCGAAGCAGCAGGTGGTACACATAACCATGCGGCCGTTGACGAAGTAAGTGTGAGTCGTGCAGGCAGCTGCTGCTACCCCTGAGGTCAGGAGGCCGATTGCAAAGATGAGTGCTTTCATTTGATGTTCCTTTGGTTGATAGCGTCGCAGAACCGCTGCGCTTCGGCGCGGTCGGCGAACTCAATCTCGTTTGCGTATCCGGTTTCGTCATCGACAATCATCGCGAACACCGTTGGCTCGCCGTAGCAGCGCGAGTTACGCACCGCTGAGATTTTTACGCTCTTCACTGCTTCAATCAACAACATGGCTTTTCCTTCGCTGTAAGAGGGGCCGGAGCCCCTATTGGTTAAATCACAAACGACATGTACCGTTTTTCGTCGTCCTCTTCCTGCCTCTTGCTGAACAGTGTGATCTCGATCGCACCTGTTTCGGTTTCGATACGAATCGTACGTGCGCCGTAAGTCTTGTTAACGCACTCAGGTTCGACCGTGATTTTGGTGACGTCGTGGATGTTCATGCTGGTTGTCAACATAGCTGTTCCTTCGCTGTCTTGCACCGCGGGATGCAGTGCATGGATAGAACTGTAAAGCATTTCGCTTTGCTTGTGTAAGTTGTTCGCCAACTATTTTTTCATCGCTCCTCGAACCCCGATAGGCGGTGCCTATTAGTCCACAGATTGATCGCGTCCTGGAGCGTCTTAATGTCTCGCTCGTGCCCTCCGATCCGCTGCTTCGCCGTGATCACCGCGGTCAGGCTTGCTTCGACTACGTCTACCGCTCGAGCTTGCCGTTCGGGTTGATCGGATCGGTCTCCTCTATTGCGGTCGTCGGGATCTCGTAAGTCTCGAAGATCGTTCTGCAATCCAGGCATCTGCGTCGTCTCCATCTCCAGTTGAATCGCGTGTCTTTCCTCGTTTCCAGGGTCTTGCTTTCCCAGGCCCCACACTGCGGGCATAAACTCATTTCGCCTCCTGAATGATCGCTCTTTTGCCCCGCTCTGTCAGCTCTGCCATGACCACCGGTTTCCCGGCGTGCTCGACCGCGGGTTTTGTCTTGATGTAGCCGTTGCGCTTCAACGACCAATACGTGTTCCAGCTGCCGCGGCGCTCGTTGAAAAGCCGGAAGCCCCAGCCCTGATCGAACATGCGCAACATGAACCGCTGCTGCGGGCTCACGCGTTCTTCTCCTTCAGTTTTGCTTCAACAGTCCTAGCAACCACCCTAAACTCTCTCAGTGTCACGAAATTTAGCCTGGACTCTTGACGCATCTCATCCATCTCCTCATCCGTCAGCCCTTGCCATTTGCGCGGTGCGGTGTAGAGGGGTTGTCTTTCAACCGCATAAGGCGGTGGCTCCGAGGAAGTAATAACCCAACTATCGAAGTCATTGTTAATACGCTCTTTCCATCGCCATGCCACCGGCTTTTGCTCTGGCTGCGCCATTCCCGTTGACTTCTCGTAGTCCTCAAAGCACTCAGCCGAATGCAGGTTGGGGTTGGTGCTGCCGCAGTTGCGTCCGGCGCAGGGTTGCATTTCATGTTGTTTCCCCCACTGACTCAGCGGCACACCATTCAGGTGGGCGTCATCAATCACGGTGCAATTGAATCTCACAGGCTTCTGCTGTTCCGGATTTGGAGATGTATAGAGAGGGAAAACATCCGAATGGTCTGCGTACTCCTTGCCGACAATATCGCGCCCATCGTGATAGCAAAACGGCTCCTGCTCCGGCTGCGCCAGCCTATCTCGCAGGGCTTTGACCAGTTCGCGCCACTCTTTACTTGTCATGCCTTCTTCCAGCGCCATCAGCGCCTGCTGCATCAGTTCTTTGTCAGTCATGTGTTCTTCTCCCTAAGTTTTGCTTCGATGGCTCGGGCAAATACGATTGGATTGATACCGTTTTTGCCAAACACTGGCACAACATGACCATCCCATAAACTGCCGATCTCCTCATACGTCAGTCCTTGCCATTGGCGCGGTGGCGGGGTTGAGACAAGCTCTTGACCTTCCCAAATTGCGCCACACACGCAGACAAGCTCCTGCTTCATTGCGTCAAGACTCATTGGTCTGAGCTCCGATCTTCGCTCGAGTCATCCTGGCCTCGACCACAATCTTGTCGCAGGTCTCGATTGCCTTCTGAAAGTTGCCGGTCAGCATCTGCTCATACAGTTGCGAGACCAGCCGCTTCAGTTCGTGATGCCCCTCTGCCCAATCAATCATCGTTTTCCTCTTCCACAAGTTCTAGGTTTTGATTGGCCAACCACTGACGGTAGTTGAACCTAAAGTTCCGCCGCTGGAGCGGCGTGAATCCGTTGATGTTCAACGGCCCGTTGTTTGCCATCGTCTTTAACAGCCGCTCACGAAACTGGTCGCAATCGAAATCCAACCAAAGCGCGTAGACATCAACACCCGACTCAGTCTTGTCGAACAGGAACCGCATCGCGGTGTACTGATCTGTCGGGATTGCCTTGCCGATCTTGATTCGCTTCGTTGTCGGTTCCGAACACGCGTCTGCCAGCGCTAGGAGCACCACGTTCGCAAGCAAGGCCCGGCAGGCCTTGTTTTGATGTTCTGAATCAAAAAACTCCATCACAAAGCCTCCACAGTGATACGGTACTTTTGACCGTTGATGTCCTGGACATCGATCGTTTTGTTAGTGCTCTTCATTGCACCGAACTTGTCGAGGTCATAGTCGACCGGACCGACCGCTTTGATGATCTGGTCCTGATCGAAGACCAGGACGGTGCGCTTGATCACGCTCGCAATGTAGTCGCAGAAGTGCATGTCGTTCCCCTTAAGCGCGGCGGTAGATTTCGGATTCGATGCGCTCGATCTCGCTCTGGTTGAGCTTGCGCTCGAGCCAGGGAGCCGGCCGACCGTTGCGGTCCAGGACGCGCCACGACTCGATGTCGGTGTAGCCCCAGCAGTCATCTGCACTTGAGTCACCGTAGGTTGGGCTGGACACAAACACTTCCGCCTCGATGATGCAGGGGATGCCGCAAACACGTGAACTGAATTCCATTTCGCTGTCCTTCGCTGTTGAGTTGGTGAACAGAATTATGCCCTACCCGTAGCGGTTTGTGTGAGGTGGTGGCAACAATTTTTTCTATCGCTAACCGCGATGCGATAGTCAGTTCGGAAGCTTGTTGGCGGGCGGCGGGGTGAGCGCGAACAAACACTGCAACAGCACCCAGGCCTCCTCTTCGGGCAGCTGTAGCAGGTAGTCCCGCATCTCCGCGAGCGCCCACTGATGCCCGTCCTTCCAGCCGGTGATGTAATCCTCGTTCATATCTCCACCGAGAACACGATGACCACAAAAATGTAAAAGATCGCAGCGATGACTGCACCCTGCACAAGATTGATCCACGACGTGTCGCGGACCTTCCTGTCATGACGTGAGCGCCATTCATTCACGATTCATCTCCAGGTTGACGATAGTCTTCGCTGAAACTACGTCGCTGTAGTTGATGCCCTGGTTGCGCAAGGCCTCGGTCACCGCGTTGAAGACCACCGCTTCACGGCTGTTGGCCACCTCGCTCAAGGCCCGGAGGGCCTGAGCAATCATCAGCAGTTGTTTGGGGCTCATCTCACTTCTCCTCGCACTTAACCGTGTAACGGGCGGAGGTGCTCGTATGCTTTGCGATCAACTCCGCGGGGATCGCGAGCTCTTTGGCCAGAGCCTTCCAGTTGACGGTCGAGACATTCGACTCGCTGTAGGACGCAGCATACGACTCGCCGTCCCAAAGCTTCTGGCCAGTCATCGAGGCCTCTTCTTTGATGTCGACCTTGATTGCCTCGGCCTTAGCCGTCAGGGTTTTGATCTGAGCCAAGAGAGCGCCGAGCTCATCGATGCGGGTGGTAGTGATCATTTCGCTTTCTTTCGCTGTTGTCGACATCACTGCGATGTCGTTGATGTAATTCTGCCTTACTTTTCCGCGCTTGTGTGAACCCCTGGCAAAAAAGTTTTTAATCGACTAGGTAGGGGTCCATAGGCATCCTCTATCAACTTCACCGTGTCTTGCAGCAGCTCATGCTCATCGAACCCCCAGTGCTTTGGGAACCCTTTCGTGCCGAGCCCATGGAGGCCCGTGGAGCCTCTGTGATGCTCCGGACATAGTGGGATAGCATCCCAGTGGCTTGAGCGCCTCCCAGCCCCTGTTCCGGCCCTTAAATGGTGTATCTCCGCGGGGGTTCCCTCATGCCCCAGCCGCCGGCAGACGGCACAACCTAGTTCCGCCACCCGCGATAGGTGGATTTTTTCTGCTCTCTTCATTCTTTCGCTGCCCTCCACCCGGCCTCGAACGCCACCCTAATTAGGGAAGGCGAGGCTTCCGGCTTGTAGTCGTTGATGAACCTTTCGAGCGCTTCGTCCAGCCGCTGCTGCTCTTGCTTACGCGCCAGTTCCCTCCATGCCTCTTCTTCAGCGTCGTACATCGTCGCCTCCCTGCGCCTCCCGGTTTTGCTTGAACAAAAAATCGTCCCGATACTCGCTAGGCGGCCGCCAGCCGAACCGCTTCCAGACCGCCTGGACGTCAGCGCCTCGAGTCCAGGGCCTGCCCCAGAGTGATTTGGGCTCTTGCTGTTCCATGTTGCCTCCTACAGTGTCGACTTACCTTCGATCCGATTGGTCGCCTCGAGCGACCGCCAGACCTCAATCCTTGCTTGCGCAGCGACCAGCCCCCAACGAATCTCTTCTTCAACCTCGACCGCTTCCTTGAGCCCGTTCAGCAGCTCGCGGTAGTCCGGGTGACTGTAAGCCTCGCGCTCCTGAGCGGCCGAGGTCTGTTCGCCGCTTTTCTTCATCAGGATCGCCTTCAAACTTTTGCGGTACTCCTCGAGATAGATTCGTTCCGCCTTCGCTTTCGCCAGCTTCTTGCCATGCGCAAAGATGTACTCGATCGCTCGTTCTGGATTTTCCATATCACTTCGCTTTCATAAGTGCGTCGCCCGCGGCCTTCGGGAACTCCGCGCCCCAGGCAACTAGTTGCAAGACATCCATCTTTTCCATGAACCCGTCAACCGCGCCGATGCGGTACTCAATCGTGCCATCTTCGAGCTCGCATTTCACCACCCCGACTAACCCCTTACCGCCTTTGAACCACCGCACCATCAACGGTTTTGCTTCGTTCATTGCACTTCCTCAATCGTTACTTTGAGCATCCCGCCGATGTTCGGAGCCCAGTAGATCCGTAGGTCCACAATCTGCGAGTCGTCCTCGAATACCCCGGCGTGCGCGAGCGAGTCCAGAGCAGCTTTCAGCAGGTTGTCGAGATCCCGCTTCCGGCGGTCTGGCCTCCAGGCTTCGATCGTGACTTTGAGCGGCGCGGTGTAATGCATCGCCCCTCGCTGCATCATCACTTGCTCCGCTACCGCGGTGCGGTACTCGCGGCCATGGGCGCTGATCAGCATCCGACCGCGGAAGGTCCGCCAGTACGTATTGACTGACGGTGGCCATGGCAAGGTTATTTCCATCCGTCGCCCCTGTTCCCTTTGGCCCATTGTTCTCTCGTATCTCTCAACAACTTGTCCGCCGCATCATCGCCTCGAGCCGCCCGCACCAGTCCGATGTAGTCATACGTCGCAGCCTTCTTGTCTTTTGCTCTGTCAGCCTTGCGCAAAAGCCACCTGACTTCGCATTGATGCCGAAAGGCTTCGGATCGCTTGTCGAGCATCGTCTCGTCGGCAGTCGTGTCCATCGGTGGCTATCAGGTGATCCAGAATATCCCTCAGTCTACGATCCTCCCGAGCGCCTCGAACCAACAGCGCAACCGCTCTCGCAGATCCAGGCCGCTTGGCCCAATACAGGTAGTCATAGTTCGACTTAGTGATCGACGACATGATCTCGGCCTGAAGCTTGCGGCCCTCCTCCGTCGGCTCAAACCGCGGCGGCGGAAGCGCGACACGGTGCTCCGGGCGATTCATCTGCTTGCAAAGCTTGATGAACTCACCAAGCGCCGGTGGCCAGTCTGGCGGGTTGGTCGCAAGAGACTCCAACGCCTTACGAATTACTTCAGGATCAGTCGACCGCAGGTGGACCTCCCAGGCTTGCGCTGTCGCGTCATCAGCACCCTGAAAGACTGCCGCCATCTTCTGATGGCCGAACAACACCCCGAACCGTTCCATAATGCGATTAAAGTAGCGGTGGTTTGTCATTGATCACTTCCCAATCAAAAACGTCAATAGTCCGATCCTGCCCTGTTCGCCCGTACAAAAAGTCAAGCGTCCGCTCTTTTTCGGTTTTAGCCTTGACCCAGTCGGCCCTGAACCCCTGCCAACCCATCATCACGCAATGATCTAATGCAGCCTCTAGGGTATAACCGGCCTTTTCGGCTTCCACTCGAATGGACCGGACTACACGCGCCGTGACAATCGCTCGCTTCTTGCGCCGATGTTCGAGGAAGTCGGCCCAACATTCATCGCTTACGTCATCAGGTTTCATTGGATCTCCTTGTTACAGAGCTGACTGTAACCGGGTTTCTTGTTCTTGGCGTTGATTTTTATTTATCGGGATTCGGATGTTGATAGTTTTCATGGACTTTGAACATGACATCCCCAGGGTGGAGCCCATGACTGGTTTCCCACCTCTCCCGCTACTGTCATCCTGTGACAAAGCCAGAGCACCCGGAGGCTGCGATTGTTTCGATGCCTGGGTGGTCTACCACCGCTGTCCCAAGCGTCTACACCAGTCCCTCGCAGACAGGCTGGTCGGCACGCAATCAGGGTGAAGATTGGCCGGTGTTTCCTCCCTCGCAGCCCATGCAGGCTCTCGCTATCGTGAGGGGAACGGCTAACGTAGAAAACAAAAAACCCTTGCTGCTGCACCCTGGTAGGAACCCAGACCGGAGGGACTGGGCAGGATGCATGAGCAAGGGTTCTATTGATGTCGGTTCCTACGCCAACAGATCCAATCTTATAGCCGTGTCTGCGTACTGTCAAGCCTTCTTTGGCCGACCGCCACGCCGACCGCTTTGGCTGTTTGTCTCTGACCGCTTGATCCTGCGCATAACATCCGCCTGAAGGTAGTCGTTCAGCCAGCCGTCAGGGGTCCGCGTGAAGAACCCATAAAGCACCGGCTCGATGCAATCCCAGTCGAGTCGGATCTCGCGCACCAGCTCGTCTTGATCGAGCGGCAGCGGCCCCTTGCGCAGGTAGTACAGATCCATCATCCGGCGAAAGGCCAGATCTTCCGCATCTGGCAACTCGGCAGCAATCTTGCGGTAGTCGACAACCGGGAACTTGTACCAGTTCATGCGAAGAGATCCGGCCGTAGGTCTTTCAGCGTCACCTTGCCATCGGTCGCATCAGCAATCTTCGCTGCCAGCTCCGCGCTCGGCCGTGCGTGACCATTGACGATCAGCGTCATCCAGGTCTGCGTAATCCCGAGCAGCAACGCTAGTTCTTTCTGCGCTCCGCGGGGCATCGTCTTCAACAGGTCTCGTAAAGTCATGGTGTCCTCCATAACCGTAGCTTACACCATCGCTTGTAATCCTGCATTAGATGATGTATGCTTGAGCCTCCACAGCGAAGGAGTAGCGATGGATCAAGGAGAAATGCACCAACTGATGCTTGAAAGACAACAGAGACTGGAAGACGCCCTCATACGCGCCGAAGATGGAACGGCTCAAGAAGAGGATTGGCAAATCATCTACTTTGAATGCGGACTCAGGAGAATCAAAAATGTTGATCGCACGTGACAATAGCAGCGGACGAGTGAGTGATTTCATCCCCGTGCCTGCCGGCATGCATCTAGCCCGGTGCTACCGGATCGTTGATCTCGGGACTCAAAAATCGGTCTGGCAGGATCGCGTCAAGCATCTGCACAAGATCATGATCCAGTGGGAAATCTACTCGGAAGACGATGATGGCAAGCCGCTGTTGACAACGAAGGGCGAGCCGATGTCCATCTCGAAGAACTACACCAACGACCTGGGAGACAAAGCTACGCTCCGCGCTGATCTGGCCTCCTGGAGAAGCCGGGACTTCACTGCCGAGGAACGCAAAGGGTTCGTGCTCAAGAACATCCTTGGCCAGTGGTGCATGTTGACCGTTGCCAGAACCCCCGGAAAGAACGGTAAGGAATACAGCAACGTCGTTGCGGTTTCCCCAGTTCCCCCTTCCATCAAACGTGCTGGACTTCCTGAAGGGCACAACGAATTGGGACTCTTCTCACTTGCCGCGCCAGACATGGCCATGTATGCAACCTTCAGTCGATCGCTGCAAGAGAAGATCGCGCAGTCTCCCGAGTGGCAAAACCGCGACGCTCCTGCACCGGCCAGAACCCAGGACGAAGAAATCCCATTCTGAGGAGGCATCGTGATTGCTGACACATCTGTGACCGCGTATCACGATCACCGAGATACCGGGAAACTCAGTCGGCAAGCTAACGTCATCCTCTCCCAGATGGTCCCTGGCACAACCTACAGTCGACGAGAACTGGCCCGACACACTGGGCTAGAACTCTCGTCGGTCTGTGGGCGTGTCAATGAACTCCTGGCTATCGGAATGCTCGAGGAGACAGCGACCCGACGTTGCTCAATCACCGGCAAGACGGTTCATCCCGTCAAGCTTTCATCCATTCAACCGAGTCTGTTCTGATGGCTGAACACTGGTACGACCGCGAAGGCACTCCGCGATACACCGTCACCGCAGGCAATGGCTTTCAACGGCCAACAACTTTGCGTGATGCCCGTAAATACAACCTCGTGCCGTCCGTGACGACCGTGCTTAACATCGCGGCCAAGCCGGGCCTGATGCTATGGATGCAGCGTCAGGTTCTGCTGGCCGCACTAACACTGCCTCGAGTGCATGATGAAACAGAAGACGCCTTCATTGCTCGTATCCTCGAAGACTCCAAAGCCCAGGCGCGAGCAGCCGCAGACGCCGGAACAGACATCCACGCATCCATTCAGGGGTTTTACGAGGGTCAATCTGTTGCGATCAAGCACCGCGAGCACGTTGAAGCCTGTACGCGCACGATTACTGATGCCTTCGGCTATCACGGCTGGATTGCTGAACGCTCCTTCGCGCACGAACTCGGCTTTGGCGGGAAGGTCGACCTACACTCGCCTCAAGGCGTCGTCGTTGACATCAAGACCAAAGAGTTTACGGAAGGCGACAAGGTCGAGGGCTACGACGAGCACTTGATGCAACTTGCCGCGTATCGCGTTGGCCTCGGCATCCCAGAGGCTCGCTGCGCTAACGTCTTTGTCAGCCGCTCAGTCCCAGGCCTTTGCAAACTGATTGAATGGTCTTCGGACGACCTATCCCGCGGGTGGAAGATGTTCGTCCAACTTCTGACGTATTGGCAGCTCAAGAACGGACATCAGTGATGGACGAAGAGACAATCAAACAAATTTTCTTTCAGTCCGATCGGCCGCGTCGTAACGCTCTGGTTGCCGATGAAGTCGACATTGTTCAGTTTGCCAACAACGTCGCCGCCCTAGTTAGGGTGAGAACTGCTCGCGCTGAACATCAACGCTGCGTGCGGATCGTTGCTGAATTCAACGAAGACATCGCTCGCGAACTTGAACAGCTCCGACCATAAAAAAAGCCCGGCACACGCCGGGCTAACTCTGAAGGAGACTTTAGGGAGCAGTTGATTGTAGCGAAAATCTCGGCTCAAAGGGGCCGATCGGCTCTTTCTCTCGCAGGTAGCTCGCTAATGCAGAACCCCCTCCGATTGCCGCCGCAGGCAACGTCGCAGGCGGATACAGCGCCGCCAGTCCAGACAGACCCGTAATGCCAGACAACGCCGCTTTGATGTAATCCGGGTCTTGGCGACGTAACTCGCTTTCCACCGTTGCAGCCTCACCGCCTGCTGTAGCAAGACCGAGCGGAGGCGCAACAAACCGACTCGCAGCGCCCAGCGCTGACACCACTGGTCGCGCTAACGCTCTAAGTTCCTGCGTCACCGCCTGCAATCCGGTAGGTGCTGGCGGCGTTGTTGGAACTGGCTGCGGTGGCGGCAGCTGCGTTAATTGCTGCGCTGGTGCTGCGCCCGCTCGAGGTGTCGGCTGAACGGCTGACGGCTCCGGCTGAACGTACTGCGCTCGCGGGCCACCACCCGCCCCTGGATCCGGCGTCATGATGCCACCGAACCGCGGATTCTCAACGTACCGCTCGGTCGGGAATCGCTGCTGGATGTCCTGCAATGCCGCCCGACGGCGTTCCATCAGATCCCAGACCTCGCCCTGTTGTTTGCCAAGACCCAGCGCTCGTTGTGCTTCAATCTCCGGCAATCCAAAGACTCGACCATAGTTAGCCGTCGCGCTACCAGGACCGGTTGCTGGCGGGTACATCCCCGGAGGCGTTCCAGGCGGCACACCCGCGGGAGCCCCAGGAGCAGCCCCACGAGCGCCTGGAAGCGCCCCAGGAGCTGGTGCCGCTCCCGCGCCTGGAAGAGCTCCAGGAGGCTGCATTCCCGCCTGGAGGCCCCTTCCGTATGCCTGCCCTGCCCCTTCAATCCCCGAACGCGCCAGCCCCGCCAATCCGCGTCCTGCTGATACCCCAGCTCCAACCCCAGCACCGTAGAGCTGGCCCATCCTCCGGTTCTGTGCTTCGATGGCCTGCTGAATCCTTGCATCCCTTTCAGCATCGGTCTCTGCCGGAGCCTCTTCGGGCATCGCTCCTGCTGGGGGCTGTTCCATAGGCGCAGCTTGTGCGGCAGGCGGCGTTGCCGGCTGTTCTGCTTGAGCCGGGCGACCGAACGTACCAAACGAATTGATCGCTCGCACGTATTCAATGACTCGCGGGTCTGGATCTTTGCCAGACGACAACGCTTGAACCGCGCCAGGACCGCCGTTGTAATACACCGCAGCAAGCTTCGGATCGTTACCTGTCGCCTGCAAACCCTGCTTCAGGTATGCGATACCAGCCTCAATGTTCTGATCGACATCTTGAAGTTTCTTTTCGTCAAACCCAATCCCTCGGCCGGTACCCGGCATGACTTGCATGATGCCGATCTCACCAGACGATCCTCGAGGAGGATTTGCTCGAAGACTGCTCTCGCGGAACGCAATCGCCACCGCAAGCTTCGGATCAACGCCGGCCCGACGAGCAGCCTTGGCTACCTTCTCTGCGTTGGCAATCTGCTCGTCATCGAGCTTGTCGAGGAATGTCAGCATCATTGCCCCTGTAGCAGTGAATCCAACCGTTGACGTGCTGTCCCGAGATTTTGCTGAGACGGCTGCGCTGGAGTTGCTGCCGGCCTTTGACTCGTCGGAACAGCTGGCAACCGCTTCTCGAGCTCGCCCATCTTTTCTTCAAAGTTCCGCAGCAAATCTCGATACATACTGCTTCGACGGAAATCCGTGAACGACTTATCCGGATTCTTGTCTTGGTACACCCCCCAGGCGTTGCCAACATCCATATCAAATTGCGACCGCTCTCGCAACAGCTGCATCCGCGCTCGCAACACGCCAGGAGAATTGGCCACCGATCCACCAAGTCGCGCAACGACCTGACCTTCCATGTTGCTGACCGCGCCTTGGCCTTGCAGATACAACCGGCGGTAGAGCAACTCAACCTCGGCAAAATCCGCAGCGGCGGTAACAACGTTGTCGATGTCTTTTTGCGTTACCCCTGGCAGCGCTTGCGTCACCGCTTGTTGCAACCCTGGAAGGTTAATCGTTCCCCCAGGCGTTTGCACGCCTTCTGCCACAAGCTTACCAACGGCCGGGACAATTCCAGGACGCTGGAAAATGCCAAAGAAATTGCCGCTCTCTCTTAACGCATTCTCAACACGGCCAGCAACCCCAAACATCTGCCGCGCCGCACTGACGCGTGACGGTAACTCGGCTTCCTCTTTTGCCGCCGTTTGCCCTCGACCAGTCGCCAAGGCCTCCGCTTGCTTGCGCTCAATCTCCAGCTCTTCCTGGGACTTGCGACGTTGCGGCTCTTCCGCTTTGCCATCTGCCGGTCTCGTCGGCCCTTCGACAACCCGCTTGGCCACAGAGTAGTAGCGCGGGTCGTTACTCGCTGCGTACATGTCCAGAAGCGCGGCCGTCTTACTATCGACTTTGTACGTCTTGCCATCGATCTGACGATCAACCTGCTCGCCTTTCGGGAACGGAAAGAACAAGCCTGTGCGCATGTCCTGTAAGCCGCCTTCCTTGGCAACGTACCGCTTCTGATTTATCTCCTGCGCTTGCTTCAGAAGATCCGGGAAGTTCCTGCCGCGCTCAAACCGATTCAACTCAATAAAGTCGCGCCCAGTCATGAACTCTGGATTGGGCGGCATCGTCTGAATACCTTGCACATCCTCAAACCCTGGTGGCTTTGCCAGACCACCGCCCGCGGGAGCCGGAGCACGCCCAGGCAATCCGCCGGTAGGTGCCGCGCCAGGAGCCGGCCCGGCCGCAAGACCGCCAGCCGGCGGCTGTTGCCCACCGCCAAGGAATTGGCCGATCGCTCGTTCTTGCTGCTTGAGGCGCTCTAGCTCGAGACCAGCGCCAGCAACATCTAGCCGTTGCCGGGCTTCTTCCTGCTGCTCTTTGATTCGTTGCTCTTGAGCTTCGCCGACCGTTCCAGCAACACGACCCAGCGACTCATAAAAACTTCCGGTCTGCGACGGACCAAGAAACCCTCGTGCCGCGGCCAAATACATCGGATCGAACATGCGGTTTTTCCGCAGATCCAACGATTGATTCAGCTTGGCAAGCGCTTCCTGATAAACCCGGTTTGCCTCTTCGGCCGCAGGATCAGTCGGTGGCAAGTACCCTACTGCCGGAGCTTTGTCTGCCATGATTACTCGCCTTCTGATCCGGAAATTGGCACCAAGTTGCCGGACGAATCGTAATACTGATACGTGTCACGATCAAAATACAAACCTGGACCGCCTTCTGTTGCCGCGCCAATAAATTCTTTGGGATCAACCGTAAAGCTCGTTCCGCTAAATCCGCCCAGAATGCCTTTCCCGATGTCTACAAGCCTCCCAAGGCCGGCACCCAGCGGACTTTGAACCGGCTTGCCGTCTGGTCCGATTGTTGTCGCGCCACTTGCAGCGCCCAACATCGATACCAAACCAAGAACATTCTCAAGCGGCGACTTTTGATACTGCCCCGCCTGACCGGGCCCAACACGAGTCTTAGTTTCGTCCAACTGAATTGGGTAGCCTCGCAACAATCCCGCAGCCGTTGTCGCAGTCTGCAAAGGATAGTCACGCAAGCTTTGTTCATACGCTTGTTTTTCTGCGCCTGCCTTAGTCAACGCACCCGCACCCGTCAACCCTAGCTCTTGTCCCAGCTTGGCACCTGACAATTGCTGTTGCCCGGCTTGCACCAGAAACGGTAGCTCTCCCAAAGCAGTCTTTTGCGCTTCGCTGAACCCTGCTTGCAAGGCCGCGGCTTGTTGTCCCGTCAGATTACGCTGCGCATCTGCTAATGCTTGTCCTAGCGCTCCGGCATACCGCTGACTTCCTAACCCTCCGCTTCCAACAAAGCCGGCCTTCATTGTGGGCAGCAGAGAGCGCTGCATCGACTGCTGTTGCAGACGCTCCATCTCGTTGACGACTTGATTGGTGTACGGGTTCATCAGCTCACTGATTCTTGCCCCGGTCACCCCTTGTGCTGCTTTGCCAAGCGTTGATTCGGCAGCAGACAACCCAGGCTTGTAAGCGTCAGCCGCCGTTTGCATCTGCCCATAACCTACCGTCTGCAACGGATCGTAGCCAGCAATCGCTTCTGCCGCCGGCCTTGCCATGGCAGTGCTAGCTGCCTGAGACAATCCAGTCAGATAGTCGGTATAAAACTGAGGAGCTTTTTGAACACTCGTATCCGTCGTCGTGATGTTCGGCAACGGAGCGCCTTGCGTGAGGGCCATGCTTATCTCCTAGCCTTCTTCAGGTAGTCCAAAGGCGATTTTTTAGCCGGAGGCGGCAGATCTTCAGGTCTTGCCGACCGGTGGTGCGCCCGGATGGAATGCATCATGTCGTATAGTTTATCGCTTCCAGCCTTAGTAGATCCATTCCCCAGGGCTGCAACAACATCGGCCGGGAAGACAAACTCCCCGTCAGCCAGCATCGCTGGGATGTCGTCCGACTGCCCGTCCCCAGGGCCACTGACCGCGGCTCCCTGCCGGAAATCCAACCGTTCTTTGCCAGAGTGATGCACCACATTCAAGCCACCCTGCGCAAACATCGGGGTTGCCAGACCACCCGCTTTCGCAAACATCGAGGGCATCGCACTCGATAGCGGATTCAAAATCTGGTCAATCTCGTTGAACACCCCATACGAATAGTAGTTGGGGCCTTGTTGTGCTGGCTGCGCAGTCTGTTGTTGCGCCACCTGAGTCGGTTGTGGTTGCTGCATAGGTTGTCCTGGCGGTGCCGTGTACGAAGTTTGCTCAACTTTCTTGAAGAATTCTTCAAGGGGGCCTTTGAATTCGGTATCTTTGGCCTCACCAGTCATCATGGGGCCACGGAACTGCGCTTCTGGAGTTGGAGTTCCTTCAGGCGTTGCTACTGCTTGTTGGCCAAGTTGCAACGTTTTTTCACGAGCCTGTTTTTCCGCCGCCGCTTTATCGGCTGCGGCCTTCCGAGCATTCTCAGCAGCAATCTGTTTGCGCAAATCTTCGACGTTTAGTGTCAGTTTTTCTTCAACTTGCCCTATCCGCATCCCAACGTTTGAAATTGCTGCATCCAGCTGCTGACCCAATTGAACACGCTGCGCAACTTCTTCGCGCTGGGCATCGCTCATCGTGTTGTACTGACGTTGCAGATCCTCACCAAGCGTCGTGATCTGCCCGCGCAACGCCGTCTGCGCTTCCGTCAGCTGTTGTGACGCCTGTTGCCCAACGTTCTGGATTGCCGTCTGAAGATCCTGTCCTTGCTGCATCCTGGCCGTGACTTCAGCCTTCTGCGCCTGGGACATCTGATCAAACTGCGTGCGAACATCCGTACCCAGTTGACCAAGGGCTTCGCGCATCGCAGTTTCTGACGCCGCGATCTGTTGCTGCGTCTGCGTTCCTACGTTGGCAATCGCCGTCTGAAGGTCTTGACCTTGCTGGACCCTGGCGGCAACCTCAGCCTTCTGTGCCGCGGTCATCGCATCGAATTGACCCTGAACGTTGGTTCCCAGCTGACCGATTGCTTCGCGAAGACCAGCCTCGCTCTGCGCAATTTGTTGCGCCGTGGCCGTGCCTACGTTTGCGATGGCCGTCTGTAGATCTTGTCCCTGCTGAACGCGAGCAGCGACTTCAGCCTTCTGTGCTGCGTCCATCTGCGAGAACTGCGACTGCACGTCCGACCCCAGGCGTCCGATCGCTGCCTCGAGTCCAGCCTGCGTCTGCGCCAGCTTCTGTTCGGTCTGAGCTCCGACGTTTGCAATCGCGGCTTGAAGATCTTGCCCCTGCTGGACACGCGCAGCGACTTCCGCTTTTTGCGCAGCGTCCATGGCATTGAATTGGCCTTGAACATCGGTTCCTAGTTGGCCAATAGCCTGACGCAACGCAGTCTCAGTTTGTGCAATTTGTTGCGTTGCTTGCGCACCAACAGACTGAATAGCTGCTGATAGATCTTGCCCCTGTTGCACCCTCGCGGCTACTTCGGCTTTCTGCGCAGCCGACATCTGATCAAACTGCCCTTGTACGTTTGTACCAAGCTGCCCAATCGCTTGTCTCAACGCGGTCTCGGACTGAGCAATCTGTTGTTGCGTTTGCTCGCTAACACCCTGAATTGCCGCTTGCAAGTCTTGCCCTTGTTGTACGCGTGCAGCAACTTCCGCTTTTTGTGCTGCGCTCATTTGATCAAACTGACCCTGAACATTCGTCCCCAGTTGACCAATCGCTTGTCGGAGCGCCGTTTCTGATTGCGATAGTTGTTGCGATATTTGCTGCCCAACAGCCTGCATCGCGGCCGTCAAATCCTGGCCTTGTTGAACACGAGCATCCACCTCGGCTTTTTGCGCAGCCGACAAACTGTCGTATTGCGCCTGCATCTGTTGACTCAACTGCTGTTGCGTCTGCTGCAACCCAGCAGCCAATTCTGACCGGAGCGTTTGCTCTGACGTACCAAGTTGCGCTAGCAACGCCTCCTTTGTTGTACCCAGGCTTGTCGCAACATCGGTGATGGACTTCGTAATCGCGGCGTCCCTCGACAATCCTGCTGCTTCGTTTGCAGCAATTGCGTCGTTCAAGTTCTTCTGCACGCCTGCAATTTGGCTTTCCAAGCCTGTCTGCACCCCTGCCAGCCCCGCCGCCAACTCGCCGCGCAAGGTCTGTTCGGTTTTTCCAAGTTGCGACAACAACTGCTCTTTGCTTGTGCCAACGCTCGTTGCAACATCCTGAATCGCTTTGTTTGCCGCTTCGTCTCGCGACAGGCCTGCCGCCTCGTTAGCGGCCATAGCTTCGCGCAGTCGCGTTTCCACGCCTGTAATCTGGGTGGCCGTCGTAGCCGCAACGTTATTGATTGCCGTCGTCAGATCGCCAGACGTTCTGGCAAGATCAATCGCTTGTTGCTTCTGCGCATCCGACAGTTGATTGAACTTCGATTGCGTGTTGGCGTCCAGCTGCGCAATCTGCTGCTGCGTTTGTTCTTGTGCCGCTTGAGCTTCAGACCGCACCAGATCCATCGCTGTGCGTAAATTCGCTCCCTGCTCGATCAACGCATCGAACTGCGCTTTCTGCGCGGCCGTTAGCTGGTCATATTGCGTTTGAAGTTGTTGGCTTAACTGTTGCTGCGTTGCTTGCAAGCCGGCGGTCAATTCTGACCGCAAAACTTGCTCAGACGTTCCCAGTTGCGCCAGCAACGCATCTTTTGTGGTTCCCAGGTTTGCTGCAACATCGGTAATCGACTTTGTAATTGCTTCGTCTCGCGACAAACCAGCGGCTTCGTTTGCCGCTATAGCATCCCGCAATCGGGTCTCTACGCCCGTGATCTGCGTTGCGGTCGTAGCAGCAACGTTATTGATTGCTGTGGTCAGGTCTCCAGAGGTTTGCGCAAGTTGCAGCGCCTGCTGCCGCTGCGCTTCCGACATCTGCTCAAACTTCGCTTGAGTGCTGACATCCAATTGGGCGATCTGCTCTCGCGTCTGTTCCTGCGCGGCTTGCGCCTCAGATCTGACAAGATCCATCGCGGTACGCAGATTGGCACCCTGCTCGACCATTGCATCAAACTGCGCCTTTTGCGAGGCAGTCAATTGATCGTATTGTGATTGCAATTCGCTACGAATCTGCTCTTGCGTTTGCGCAAGGCCTGTTGCCAGTTCACTACGCAATACATCTTCTGTCTTGCCAACCTGTGCTAGCAGCTCGCTCTTCGTTGTTCCAACGCTTGTAGCAACGTCTTGGATCGCTTTAGTCGCCGCTGCATCCCGAGACATTCCGGCGGCTTCATTAGCAGCCATGGCATCACGCAGACGGGTTTCAACGTTCTGCAATTGCTCTTGCGTCTGTGTTTGCACAAGATTCATCGCAGACCGCAGGTTGCTGCCTTGCTCAACCAACGCGTCAAACTGGGCCTTCTGTGCTGCGTTCAATGCATCGTATTGCTGCATGAACGTTGATCCCAGGTCTGCAATTTGTTCTTGCGTTGTTTGTTGCCCCGCACGGAACTCAGCACGCAGATCGGCTTCGCTCTTCCCTAGTTGTTGCAGCAACGCCTCTTGCGTCGTTCCCAGGCTTGTTGATACGGTGGCCAAAGCGTCGCGAACGGCTTGCACGTCGGTCGCGCCGGCAGCTTTTGCATCTGCAATCGCTTTGGTCAGATCGGTCTGCACCTGTCCGATCTGTTGCTGCACCCCGCCTAGTTGCGATGCAAAATCTGTCCGCAGTTGTTGTTCGGTCTTTCCAACTTGCTCAAGAACAATGTCTTTCGTTGTGTTGAGATCCGACGCAACCCTGTCAATACCGGCTTGAAGCGCTGCATCCCCTTGCAATCCGGATTGCCGGGCCTCTGCAATTGCTGCGGTCAGACGTGACTCCACGCCTCCAACCTGCGCCTGCATATCGGCTTTAAGTTGTGCTTCAGTCTTACCTACTTGCGCAAGCAACTGTTCCTTAGTGGCCCCAATATCCGAAGCAACTGTATCAATCCCAGCCTGGAGAGCCGCATCGCCTTGCAAGCCTGATTGACGTGCTTGCTGAATAGCCTCAATCAATCGCGTTTCAACGCCACCGATTTGCGCTTGCATATCTGCACGCAACTGCGCTTCGGTCTTTCCAACCTGTGCCAGCAACTGTTCTTTGGTTGTACCAAGTTCTGACGCTACTTGATTGATGCCGGCTTGCAACGCGGCATCACCTTGCATGCCTGATTGTTTAGCAGCATCAATAGCCGCGGTGAGCCTGGATTCCACGCCACCCACTTGGCTTGCAACATCTGCCCGCAACTGTTCTTCCGTTTTCCCCAGTTGCGTTAACAATTGTTCTTTGGTTGTGCCTAGATCGCTCGCAACCTTGTCAAGTCCTGTTTGCAACGCAGCATCACCAGACGCACCAGCAGCCCTAGCCGCGGCTATAGCGTTGCTAAGACTAGTTTGAACATTGAACACCTGACTGCTGACGCTTGCGATTTGCCCAGCAAAGTCTGATCGCAATTGTTGCTCGGTCCTGCCCAGCTGTGACAGTAACGAGTTTTTCGTTATCCCAAGATCACGAGACACCGTATTGATCCCAGCTTGCAAAGCCGCATCGCCTTCCATGCCGGACTGCTTGGCGGCTTCAATAGCTGCGCTCAACCTGGATTCCACTCCACCCACCTGACTTGCAACGTCCGCTCGCAACTGCGCTTCCGTAGTGCCCAACTGCGCAAGAATCGTTTCTTTGGTAGTGCCCAGGTTTGCTGCGACGGTATTTACCGCTTGCTGCACAGCCTCGACTTCGCTCTTGCCTTGCGCTCGCGCATCCGCAATCTGTTGCGTGAGATCGCTGCGCAACTGCGTCAACGCCGGATCGGTCGTTGGTGTTGTCGGGGTTGTTGGTGTCTCCGGAACCGTTGGCGTAGTCGGTACCGTTGGAGTTGTGGGTGTAGTCGGAACCGTTGGCGTCGTCGGAGTAACCGGCGGCGTGTCCGGCGTTGTTGGAGTGGGCGTGACCTTTTCCGGATACAACGTCTGCTGTAACTGCGGATCTGTCAACACGCGAAACAACTCATCAAATCCTTTTTGTTCAGGTGATGTTTCGCCCTTGATAAAGTCGTTTGTAATGTCTTTGATTGGCTTCGTAATCGATGCAATCTCTGCATCTGACAGGCCTTTAACCTTAAGATCTTCTTCAATTTTGGTTGACAACGCACGGTCTAACATTTCATTCGCCAGAATTTCTGCGCGAACTTTCGATACCCCTGCATCAACTAGCGTGTTGACAGTGTTGTCTCGCACCACTTCAACGCCTTGGCCACCATTTTGAATGGTCTCTTGGAACTCTTTGACGATCGTCTCAACGTTCGTAACACCAGATTCTTTGAACGTTTGTACTAACGAGGGCAACGTTGGTTCAACTTCCGTCTCTCGCGTATCTCGCGAGAACAAGTTGGGCGTCTGCGATGCATTACGCAAATTGGTCGCAAGCGTACCGGCCGACGTTGATGTACCTACCGCAACCGCTGTTGCGATGGCGGTGTCCATCATCGCCTTCTGATAGTCCTCGAACGTTGCGTTCTTCCCAAGGCCCACAGATGTCCACTTGTCTGCGGCCATCTGCATCGCCGTCGTCAATTGTTCGGTCGCTTGCTCGCCCAGCATGCCTACCGCAATGCGCCGCGTTGCATCGATGATTTCACTCGGGCTGCCACTGATCGGGACACCCTTCATGACCATGCCAAGTGCTTTTGCCCCCAGCGCTTCGCCGACCATTTCCGCGGCCGTCATCATCGCCGTCCGCATACCGTTTTCTTCGGGCGTCAGCTTGCGGTACTCAAACACACCATTTTTTCGCGCTTCTTCTTCACTACGGTACGCGTTGTTGTCTTTGTCAATGACCGCGTTTGCGCCTTCAATCCAAGCGTTGTTCGCAGCGATTCCACCCATGGTCGCCACGGCTGCCATAGGCCCGCCAGCGATAAACGTAATCGCAGAGATAACTCCAGAAGCCAAGCCTCCAGCCACTGCTTGCTCGTTGCCGACCAACTTGTCCATGTTGGTCTGCTTGTCTTTAGTCATCAGATCTTGCAGCTTGTCGAGCGTTGGCGTGTCGTATCCCAATAGATCGCCAACGAGCTGTCCCGCACGCGTACCCAGGCCAACAATATCCGCTGCCGCCCCACGCAGACCAGTCTTCAGCACCTGCTGGTAGTTGGTCAGATCTGACTCTTTGAGACTTCCTACAACGGACGGCTGTTCATACGTCTGACCCGACATCCGTTCCGCCACTCCAGAGTAGCTTTGGAACATGTCGTTGATGACTTGATACGTGCTGCTATCGGCTCCTCGCAACAACTCTGCGCGTTGTTGTGGCGTTGCTTTTGCAAAGTTTTCTACGAAGCTATTCATCTCCTTCGTCGACAGATCCGCAGGGTTTGCCTTTGGATCATCCAACATATCGGACAAACGCGCTTTGACGATCCCTACATCACGCGTGTCAAAGCTTCCGGTTGCCTGTTGTTCAACCTTGTCCGGGTACTGTTTTCCTGTGACGGGATCTGTGTAGGCTCGATCCGTCATCGGCATCATCGTTTCTTGATCAAGCCGCCCAAAGGTGCTGTGCGAGAACGAACCGTCCGCATTCCTAATAACGTCATAACCGCCCAGCTTAGACATCTGATCTAAAGCTTGCTGGTACGCTTGTTTGTACTGTGGGCTGTTGACCCCGTATTGCGCTTCAGCGTTCTTCACGCCTTGAATTTGCTGATCAACAATCAACTTCCGTTGATCTACAAGCGTTTGCATGTCCCGATTTGCTTGACCGGATGCCAGCTTTTCTTCGACTTGTTCTGCTGTCAATCCTTGCTTGTAATACCCTTCGATCACTTGTCGTGCCGCTGTTTCTCGGACAGACAACGCCGATGCATTGTCTACAATCGTGCTGTCATTAGTAGTTACCCGAATCGCGGCGTTACTTGCTGCTTGTTGACTATTTGGCGACTGCACGAATTGGTTGAGTTGTTCTTGTGTTGCTGGCCGGCCAGCAATCAGGCGATACGTTTCTTGCGCCCGTGCTTTCGCAAAGTCATCAAACTTCTGCTGATCATATGTGCCATATTTTCCGCCGACGAACCGTTGCGCTTCAGCATCTGACAATTCAATTTGATAGTCCCGGCGGAACGCGTTCTGAATGTCTGTCGTTGACATCTGCCGACCGGCATCCATACCGTACCGATACACTTGCCCATCATTGTCGATGAGCTCTAGCATGTTCTGTTGCAGACCCGCCGCATTGCTGAAGACCGGTTCGTTCCCCTGATAGAACTTTCCGTCCTTCACTATCATGCCGTTGTCTAGTTGGAAACCACCATCAGCGGTACGGCCGGTAACAGTGATGGCTCCTGCGTTGATCGCATCAATCGTTGCATCACGCGTAGCAACTTCCGCAACAATCTTGTTGTAATTCTCTGCAGCCCTGTTTTTTCCATCTTCCGAAGCTTTGTAGTTCGCATATTTGACCTCGTAGTCTTTGGCGGCTTTCTGCAAACGCTCCGCTAGATTGCCGTTTTGCGGCGTTTCCAGTTCTTTGCGTAGCGTGTCAATTCCATCTGATAGCCTTACAAGCTCTGCATCGTATCGCTCTATTACCTTTTTCTCGCTCTCTAAAATAGACAACTCTCTCGTTGCCCGAGTGTTTGCTGATTCAACAATTGAATTGAGCTGTTCAGCATACTGATTGACTCGCTCTGCGGCAGTGTTTGCTAACGTTACATATTCGGGATGCCCGGTGGTTCTTGCAGCATTTGCAAACACCTCATAGTCTTGTTGTTGTCTTTTCAAGCTCGCGAGCGTTCGTTCATAGTCAGTTTGATCTCTTTCTATAGACGAATTAAAGCTTTCAATGCTCCGTTGATAGTTCCCAACATACATGTCATATGATTGTTTTTGGGTGTTTGCGTAGTTGACCAACTCGTTGTGACGGTTCAGTTGCGTGTTGTACTCCGCTTGCAACTTCACTAATTCGTCTTGTGCGGCTTTGGCTTCGTCTGTTTTGCCAGTAAGGTCTTCGTAGGCTCTTTGTAAAGCTGTTTTGGCTTCTGAAGTACCAAGCTTCAATGTGGCGTAGGCGATGTAGTTGCCTACCGCAGCCGCTGGATCTCCCTTTCCACTGATCAACGTGTTCAAAGCAGTGCTTGTTGCACCCTTGATCATGTTGAGCGTCTTTTTCCCAAGTCCCCAGTTCTGATCCTTGTTCAGGTCATCAAAATAGCTGTCAACGCCTGAATACACGAGACCTTGCGAGAACCCAGATCCAATGCCCGTAGCGATGCTGTCGCCCGTCAAGGTGGCGCGGATGCCTCCTACCACCGCACCATTGAGTGCGGCCGTAGAGAGTTTCGCCACCTTGATTGCTTGATCCGCAGTGATGTCAAAGTTCTCGATCATGTAGTCGGTGACATCACCAGCAACCAAATTGGACGTGTAGTTGCGGATGTCTGCCCCGATCTGCGTGTTCTGCAAGAAATCGGACGTGATGTACGAAATCGCCGCGGACTTGGCGATGTCCTTGATGTTGCCGCCTTGCGCCGCCGTGATTGCTGCGGAGGTCACATACGGAGGAATTCCTATCGCCGCTCCTGCAATCTGCAGGATTGCCGGCAATGGGTTCTCCATGATGTTCTGAACAACATCGCCAATCTTGTTTAAGGCGCTCTCAGCAACCTTGAACGGGTTGAGCTCGATGCCTGTTTTTTCTCGTACCCAGCCCATGGCTAATCCCTTGCAGGCCCGGTCGTCACGACCATGGCTTGATTAGCACTATCGAACTGCACCTTGACTTCGGATGTCCGACGCAATGCCAGCTTCATGGCTCGCACGACTGGTTCCGTCGTGTACGCTAAGAGCGTGTCAAAACCCATCTTGCGAGCCGCCTGGATGAGCTCGAGCATGTTGTTGATGTAGTTCGGTGCGGTATCGCCGTTGTACCCCCGAACGAACCCCGTCCGATCCGGAAGCGCAGCAATCGTGAACAGCGTGTTGCCGGCACGGATGCGGATCAACCTCGGGTCGCTATACTCCGTCAACATGATGGTGTAAGACATCCGTTCCGGAGAGACGCCAGCCTTCTTGGCCGGCTCTTTGGCAAGCTCTAACCCTTTTTTGTATTCGTGCGCAGCCACCGCAAAGATGTCTTGCGGCTTCAACATTGTCTTTTTCGAGTCTACTGGATAGACGTTCACACCATCACCCGATCATCAATGTTGTTGGGATGGAAAGTTGACTCGTAGATTGCCTTCATCGGGATGAACACATACACCGTCATGGCCCAGAGCCACTTGGCTAGATCCCATACGGCCTTGGGTGACCACCAGTTGGTTCTAGCCAGAACATACCGAAGTATGTATCCGCATACATATCGTTGGTTCTGCTTAACGATGTCGTCAAGACCGGTGTAACCCATCTCGTTCCATACATCGATCGCTAAGGCTTTGTGGCCAAGCTCTTCCCTGGCGTGCCACTCGAAGAGCTTGAACTCTTTGCCTTCCTTGCCGGCATGGTACGTAAGCCACATCCGCCCCATGCAAGACGCCAGATGTTCGATTGACACCATGGTTCCCAGCCAAATCTTCATGCCCGGTCGCTGGTAGATCATTCTCGTCTTCGCAAGCTCGCGGTTTTCATACTCGTCAAGCAATCGCCGGCGGTTGTAGGCGGCATGAGCGTTGGCGTGCGCTTCTTCTTCTTTGGCAAATTGGTTAATCCGCTCGGCAAGATCTGACGATACTTTGGTCTGATAGTGACGCGCCACCTCCGCAAACGCTCGTTCCCACGCCGGAAAGAGAATGCTTATTGCATCACTGAAATTCGTCCACGCTGGGGAGTTGTCGCACCAGTTCATTGCGGAATCCCAGGGTTGATCGCTCCATACAATGCCGCGGCCCAGTCTTGCCAGTCGTTGTACTGTGCTGGGTTTGGCACCGCCTCATTGGTAAAGACATCGATGGCCAGGAGCCCCTGTCCCCAGAGCTTCCAGTCGGTGTCGGCCGTAGGAATTGACAGCTGCTGCGCAGCGTACTGCTCGACCATAAGCGAGGCCCACGACTCAAAAGTGTGATACCTCGGATCATAGACGAATGCGTTACTAGTAGCCACGCACGTCCCCGATGTCGGCACTTACAATAACGCGACCGGTCTGGTAATTGCCCCCAGCCGTGTTAGACCGAAACTTCAACCGCAGCTCTCGCCGCTGCTCTTTCATATCGATCTTGTTGGTCGTGCTGTCAAACACATACGGGTCCGATGCATAGTCTTCCGATTGAGCGTAGGGCCGCCCCGTGACGATCAGCTCCATCTCTTCGCTCATCAAAAAGTCCGGCTCTACCCGCTCGAGTCTTAACCAGCGATTTGCACCTTCCATCGCGGGTTGTGACGGTCCTCCAGAGACCCATCCCAGGTCATTGGTCTCGAAGTACGACTCAATTGCCGAGACGTTTTGCCCGTCTACCGCATCCACGCCGACCTCGTGTTGCCACAACTGAATCCGATCTGGAGGCGTCTGAAAGGTCAGAATTTCAGTAGACGTTGTTGTTGCCGCAGCGGATAGCTCAATCGCTTGAGCATAGATCTCATCGACCGGGATTGAGAATCCCGCGCCACCGCCACCCCCTAGATCTGCGTCATCGGCGCTCAACGCATCTCCGATCACATATCCGGCTCCGCGGTCCACAATCGTCACCACCGTAATTACACCGCCCGCTACCGTGATGTCTGCTGTTGCGTTAAACCCCAATCCGCCTGTTAACGGAACGTCGGTGTATGACCCGTCCGCATATCCGGAACCTGGGGTAATGGCTCCAAGGGTTTTGATGTTTGAGCTTGTAATTGTGACAATCGTTGTGTCATCAGGGATGCCGGTGCCGGACACAACCATTCGATCCTCGAGCACCGTGTTGTACGTATCCAAGTACAACATCTCACTGCCGTTCACAAGATCAAACTCGCCCGAGAAGATCACCTCTTGCGGAATGACTTCCCAGCCGGCGCTAATGGGAAACGCAAACACCTGAGAAAAGTATCCTGCGGAGCGCCTCGCTCCCAGGGCTTCGCCAGCGTCGTACCATGTCTGCTCGCGAACGTTAAACACAATTGCGTCGGTACACTCCGTGGCGTTACCTCGGGGATAGAACCACCAGATCTCCCCGTACCGCGGAACCTTCGTCGCCCAGACCTTCTGCCTCTGACTGTAGTTCAGGTTGTCAAAGAAGTAGTTCTGGTTCATGTCGTTCGGGATCTCTTTGACCGTGCCGTTGTATAGCAAAAACCTATCAACGCCGATCCAGTAATAGATTCCGTCATACTCAATTGCACACTGTGACGACAAGATTGAGGTCTGACTCGAGATGATGTCGTACCGCCAAAATTGTGGCGGCGAACCGGTTCCGCCGATGTAGGACACGCGAATCAGGCTATCAACGCTCCAGAAGAGCCCAGAAGGCGCGTTTGAACCGCCCCTGACCGGTAACCCTTGGACGACCTTCCCTGTCGCTACGTTGACCTCGTTTGCGTCCGCCGAGACCCAGTCTGTTGGATCACCAGCCGAACAGTTCTTGATGAGCCCCGCATCCCCGTAGACGAACACATACGGATGCAGCGACACCACCCCGCCAGAGACCGAAATGTTGTTGTTGAACGTTGCCGTTATGGTCGCCGATGCCGAAGCATTCTGTGACATCGTGACCGTCGTTGAGACGTTTGAAACAACGGTCGTGCCGGCAGGAATGCCTGCGCCTGTAATCGTTTGCCCTGGCCCAATCTTTGGGTTTGCTGCGGCTAACGTAATCGTCGGCAGACCAGAGGTTGTCGTCACACTATCAGTGAACACACCAATCTGACTCATCGACGTGCCGCTGATGTCGCCAATCAGCACCGGCGTATTGATGGTCTCGTCGATAGCCGCAAGGTTTTGCCCTGGATGCGCCAACAAGTTATTGATGCCGCCTGTGACGCTGTAGAACCCGTCAAACTGCCACAGGTTGTTGGGCGATGCGGTGAAGTCGTTCAACGTAAAGTCTGAGAACCCCGCGCCAATCCCGTTGTCATCAATAGTCAACGACTGAAGGCCGTCAGAATAGCCAGAAAAAATAGTGACAAAACCGTTGATGCTGTTGACCCAAATGCCTCGCGACGGCCCGGTCAATTGATTTGAGATCACGCGATAGCCAAGCATCTTCCTTGGCCGACCACGCTGGAATCGCACCCAACGCCCGTCGTTGTAGAACATCTTGTCAAACAGCGTGCCGTCTCGCTGAATGCCAGCCTTTGTATCGAGTGCAAAAACCTTCTGCGTCATCAGAACGTCCCGCCACTGACACCCAGGCTGAAGGTGCCCGTACCTGTGATGACTACGCCGGCATTCGTTGCCCGCAGCCGCTGCGTGCCGTTTACGCTGATCCCAAACTGATTGGTCGATGGCCGGTAAATGCCCGTGTTCGTTTCCGCGCTAAAGTTCAATGCCGGAGATCCTGCGGTTCCATCTCCCAACGAGATGCTAGTTGTTCCGGCAAGGACCGTGGAAGCATTCAGCATGTTGACTGAGTCACACACCAGAATGGCCTGTTGTCCAGCAGGAATGGTCGCCGTACCTGACCCCGCGATATTTGTCGTAAACGTAATGCTGTAACCTGCCCCCGTGCCATCCGTCTGATTGGAGATGTAATAGACCTGGATGGTAGGCGGAAGAATTACCGTGACGTTGCCACTCAACGTGCCCGTGTACTTCTGAACGACGTTTGCGGCTTCTGCGCTGGACAACGTGTAGTTTCCAGACACCACCGCCTTGGTGAGCTGCGTAAAGTTGAATTGCGAGGTTTTGCCAAGGCCAACCGTGAAGTACGTTGCACCAGAGCAGACGATGAACGCTGAGTCCGCGGGCTGCAACGAAATACTCGAGGCCCCGTTGATCAACCCAGATGCCGGCGATACCGTAAGCGTCCCCGTACCGCCGTTGCGCAACATCATGAACCAGTCGTTGCCGATCGTTGTCGGAGCCGTCAGCGTCAAGGTTCCTGCACCGCCGGTCCACAGATACGATGACGCACGATCTGATGCCAACGCGGTGTAATTTGAGGAAAACGTTGTCACCGAATACGCTTGATTGAGCGTGGAAGCGATGGCTTTGAGACCATAGCCTGCCAACGTTGCCGCATCAGCGTTGCTCGTTCCAACTCCGAATGCGATGTTGCCCCAGGTGCCTGCGGTCGTCGCGTTCGTCGTAATGTAGATGTACTTGGCTTGGCCGGCGGTCACACTAATGATCGTGTTGCCGTCGTAGTCCGTCACCGTGAAGGCCGTGCCTCCAACGTTGCGAATCAGCGCATCTTGTCCGACCGACGCCTGATTGGCTGGCGGCATCTTTAGCTTCAAGCCGCCAGCGGTCGCCGTGACGTTCATGATCCTGGCAGCAGGATTGTCCGTTGGGCTTCCGTTGATCGGCCACTCAAGTTGCGAGTCAGCCGACAGCGTAATCGCTCGGAACGATACGTCCGTTGGTTGTATGACGTTGCCAGTGAAGGGTGAATTGAAGCTCATGAATCCCTCGCCATGGTTTGCCTATCCCCGATCCGCGCAACGTCCTCGGTCTTCAGTACGTCCATGATCTGTTGGTACTGGCTCTGCCACATCCCCATCCGCTCATCGTTTTTGAGGAATGGCATCGCCTGTAACAATGACCCGTACAACATCGCTTGCGGAGCGTACTCGGTAAACCAGTTGGTCTGATTGGTCGAATCCAGCGGCTGCACGCGCTCGTAATACAGCACCTCATACGAATACGCCGCCGCCGGCGTCGGTGCAACCAGCCAGTGCGTGTAGTCGTAGTCACAGTAATACTTAGGCACGTCTTCGTCTGTCACCTCCGGCCAATACTCCCGCAGGTACTCGTACTTGCGAAGCAACACCGGAAACTTCTGCCCGTTCACCGTGACGTTCATTGACACGGTTTTGCGCCACCGCGCCGGCTTGTCAATCACCGGCTGGCCTTGGATCATCGTGCTTTCTGCAACCGTCAGGTTGCCCAGGAACTTGAGCTCGGCAGCAATCACTTGCTCCGCGAGCATGATGAACTGCGGAATCTTCTCGATGGTGGCTTGGTCGGTACGCTCGAGATAGGTTTGTATGTCGTTGACCAACGAGTCATACGTCATTACGGCAGCGACTGTCATCACCACACCTTTTTCTTGATTGACTCAGGCTGCGGGACGTACTGCTTACCTTGCCGCGTCCCCTCACGCTTGGCGCGTGTCGTAGCGGCGTACTCCGAAGCGGTTAGCTTCTCTCGAGCCTGCCGGGGGAGGTAGCGCTCACCCGTAGCTTTTGGACCCTGCGTAGACGGCTTTCCAGACCGGGTACCCCAGTCCTCCTTCGTCCACTTTGTGAGCGAATTATCGGCTTTTTTAGGCCCTTTGTAACCCCCGCCAGAGGCTTTGTATCTCTGGGTGGCTAACTGCGCCTTCCTGGCGCTCCATTGGCCCGGCTTGCCGCCTTTGCTGCTCGCTTTGACAGAGGAAACAATCCGTTTCCACTTGCCAGGATCAGACTTGACCGCGGAACTCATCTTTTCTGCTCTTTAAGTTCAGCCGCCAACACTTCCGTCTTCTCCTTGCTGCTTGCGCTCGACCCGAGGAAAAAGTTCAGGATGGTGGCAACGACAGTGCCCAGAAGGAACCCGAGGATCGTATCCGCAAACCTCACGTTCGTTTCCGGGATGTTAGTGAACGTGATCAGAAAGATGTACATCACGGCAGTGATCGACCAGAACGTCGCCAAGTACATGACGTACCGCTTGGCAAACGTATCATTTTGCTGCAACGCTGCTACCTGCATGGCTCGAGCATCAGCCGTGTTCTTGTTCGCCTGCTCGATTTTGAACTCTTCATGCTTCTGAGCCGCTTCCCGCAGGGCTTTCACCTCCTCCGGGTTCATGTCAGGCTTTAGCTCGATGCCGGTCTTTTCCTGCACGTAGTCCAGACCCTTATCAACGACTGCCTGGGCAACCTTCGGCAGGTTGTTGGAGATCAGACCCGATACGATACTTGCGATAAGAGGAGCCACTTACTTCTCCGTTGTGATGATGTCATCGCCCTTAGTCACAGTAACCCGCCCTTCGGTAACTTCAACCTTCATGGGCGGGTCTTGACGATCAAGCTTGTCAAGCTTATCAATCAACGTCTGGATGACCTGGAACTCGGGCTTTTCCTGCTTCGGAGTCGCGCCAGCGATGCCGTTCAACATAGAAATCAACGCCGTCAACGAAGCACCTAGCAGCCCCATCACAGCAGCAATCTTGTCGGACTCTAAGTACAGACTCGAAACAACCCCAATGACGACAATCAACGTGATGTAAAAGAGACCGTGCTTGCCAATAGCTTTGCCGGCCACTTCTTTCGCAGGCGCTTGAGCGTCCAGCCGGCGTAGTTCTACTTCCGCCTCGGCTTTAAGCTTTGCAATCTCCTGCCGCAGCGTATTCACTTATGCCTCCAGAAGGCTCGCAATACGTCTAGCCCAGCCTTTTGAGAACGACGGCCAGCCAAACATGTCCGTCATTGCACGAAGCCGTCGAGCCAACATCTTCCGAAGCAGACCATCAGGATTGACTTCATGGAGCGCAGCCAAGGTCTTCGGGCCGAGGACACCGTCAGGATTTGCTCCAACAGACTGCTGCAACCAGCGCACCGCAGTCCCAACACCACTATTCACCGCGGCATCAAAGACCGCATACCGTATCAATGCAGGCAGTTCGTCTGCACGCACCGCGTCCCAGTATGACTTTTTATAGATTGACTTTGCTACATCAGTCGGCATGTCTTTCATCGGGCCGTCGTAGCAATGCTCTCGTGCTACCGCAATCGTGATGCCCCACATTGTCTCGCCACCCGGATCATTTGGATGATTTGAGTACGACCCCTCGTGGCCCAAAAGCGTATGAAAGGCAGTGTCAAAGTTCATTTGTCGGCCTTGTTGTCAAGCTTGTTGAAGATCTGCTTGCAGATGTCCTTCAGCTCGTCAATGTCGCGGTGATACTCGCTTTTCGTCACATAGGTATGCGGCATGTCGCGCACGTCCGCATCCAGGCGCTCAATCGCCTTCGTGATGTTGTTCAACACCCAGCCGCCAAAGAACGCCGCGATGCCAACAATGACGTTAAACACGACCTGCACATCCATGCCTATGCTCCAGGGTCTTGTGCCGGGGGTTGAAGTTGTTCGAGCGACTGCGTGCGGATCTTGTTGAACAGATCCAGCACATCGCCAAGAGGTAGCTTGCTGATGCCTAGCAAGGCCAAGTCGATCTCTTTGACCGTGAGCTCGAGTTTAATGAGTTTGTCCATCATCCGAACACCAAGAAGAAGTTGCCAGTTGCGGTAGAAGGCACAGGAGCCGCCTCAAAGTACCACCCAAGACTACCGTTGTTTGTTGAGTTTGTGCCGGCATACCATGTATCCAGAAGACTGTACGCCCGCACACCCGTGATTGTTAGATAGTCAACGTTCGGCTTCGTTGCACCGGTCAAGATCAGCGTACCCGGAGATGCTGCCGATGTACCTTGGACCGTTAGGATGTTACCCGCAGTGCCAGCAGCAGTCCATGAGGTCGTGATCCGCTGGGTTGTCGTGCCGATGTTGATTGTGTTCGCACCCGCAGCGGTGCTGGTAATAGATTTGAAGGTGTTATTGCCGGTGATTGTCAGCGTACCGTTACCGCCTTGGTTTAACGTGATATTGGTGTAGGCAATGCCGCCGCCTGCGAAGGTCTTAGAAGACCCGCTGGTCAGACTGATGGTGCCGGTGCCGGTGACGGTGAGGTTAGTCGGCGGGTTTGCACTAAACGTATTCCCAACAATAGTCCACAACCCGGAACCAAAAGCACACGTTCTTTGCGCCGTACTATTTCCAAGCGCCACCGCCGAATTTCCAGAAAAAGTTACATTAAACGTAGCCGCATCGAAAGTTCCGCTTTGCAAATCCAAGCCGTTTCCAGACGCGGCGCTGTTAGTAAGTGCATCTTGCAGCGTTACTGAACCACCGGGCGTATTGATCGTAAAACCTTGCGTAAAAGTCTTACCCGCACTCGTAATCGTCTGACTGCCTCGGCCAGCAAACGTCAAGGCTCCGGTTCCGGTCAGCGTCGTGCCAGTCCCGTTGACCCAGTTGCCGTAGACTTGAGGAGTGGTCGATCCAGTTGCCAGCGTCACCGTGTTACCAGTCCTCAACGACATGTCAATCGTGCCGATGTTGTAGGACTGATCAACCGTAATCGTGCTGCCGGATGCTGGATACGTTGCCGCAGGAAAAATAACCGTATCTTGAGCCAGAGGGAATTGCGTAACATCCGCTGCGCTACCTTCCGTAGCAGACCAGCCGGTAGACGATGACCAGTTAGCTGATCCGGTCGAGCGAACATAGACGGTCTTACCAGCAACAAACGTAATCCCGCTGTTGCCCTTCGCATCACCCAAACGAGTTCCGGATACCGGAGCAGCAGCTCCAGCGATGGTGATGTCTCGAAAGTCTACGTCAGTCCCGGAGAACGCAGCGGTGGTGATCGTGCGAGTCGTTCCGATGGTGTCAGAGCGGACGAAGTGCCGCATCGTGGCATTGGTGCCAGCGGAGAACGTCAGTGTTCCGGTAACGGTTTGGTTGGCAGATAGACTGATGTTCTTCAGGCCAGCGGCTGTGAGGCCGGTAAACGACAGGTTGTTGAAGCTGTTTGCTCCGCTGATGGTAAAGGAACCTCCGCTGGTGCTGGTAAAAGATACGTTGTAGAACGTTTGGTTGTTGCCATTAAATTGACCCGACCCAGTAGCAGAAGACAGGTTAATTTGTGATGTGCTTGCAGTGACCGTAAGATTGGCGCGGTTAGTTTCAGTTGTTCCAAAATTGAGTGGCGTAGAAAGTGAAAGCGTGGTTGTTCCGGTATCAAAATCAATTGTTCTGGAATTTCCATTATCTGAAGATATTTGTGATGCAGTTAAATTGTAAGTTGCAAAATCAATTGATCCATTGGTAACGGTTAAATTAGATGATCCAATGTCTAGAGCACTACCTAAACTCCACCCACAATCAACACCATTTATCGCTATCAAACTCGCAAGAATCACCCCATTAGTAGTAAACGTCAGACCCGTCGAGTTGCTGGATAGCGTCATCGCTCCGGTATAAGTCCTCGTTAACCCCGTAGCAGGCAGCGTCACGTTGCCATGAATCCCAACCATCGCAGTCGTTCCGGCGAGCGTCACGTTCCCAGTCGCAGGGCCAGCAATCGTGAGCGACTTCATCCTGATGCCGCCAGTCACGGCGTTTACCGTAGCAGTGTAGGCAGTCGCGTTAGACGCCGAGTCAAATACCACATCGTCGTGGCTTCTTGGAACCGATGCGCCACTCAAACCACCAGATCCAGTAGACCATCTCGCAGTATCCGACCAGTTGCCCGTACCACCGACCCAGTAGCGGGTGGAGTCTGCGGGTTTAGCAGTAAGGTAGACGGGTGCTCCAGCGGTTCCGGTGCTGTTGGCTCCAGCATAGAACTCACCTGGAGATGCGTTAGCAAACCCAATGCTGCCCATTGCAAGGTAATCAATACCCGAGGTACACGCGCCAGCAAGGATGTGAGAGGTTCCAGTACCCGTCAGCGTGACCACGTTGCCAGAGGTGCCCGTGACAGTCCACTTGCCAAAGGTCTGGGTGGTGGAACCAAAATCTATAGTGTGTGCAACGGTCTTGGTCGAGGCAAGCTCGGTAAATTGGTTGTTGCCGGTAATGGTGGTAGTAGATGTGCCGGTGGTGCCCCCGATGGTGAGCTTGTTGTAGGAAAGACCGCCGCCGTGGAATGTTCTTGTAGAGCCTACTCCAGCTCCAGAAAGTAAAATGTTTGCAGTTCCTTTATAAAAATTTAAGTTTGTTGTAGTAGTTGCATCCCAAACTACAAAAGTATCACCAACAGTTAAAGTCCATGTGCCTGAGCCCATTTTTAGAGTTCTTGTTGTAGAGCCTGTGAGAAGTAGTCTCAAACCGAGTGTTACATTATATGTAACGGCGTCAAAAGTACCACTTGTAAGTGTAAAATTGCGTTCGCCCTGAATTTCAAATGCGTCTGCTAATTGAAGCAACCCATTTACAGAATTAACATCAATAGGGCACTTAAATGCTATCCCAGAACTAGTAATAGTTTGAGTGCCGCGCTTAGCAAATGTGATCGTGTTACTTGTGTTGCTTGATGTAACCCCGGTACCAAAGCCCCAATCTCCATAAACAAAAGGAGTAGAGCCATTGCTTATCGTCATCGCACTCGTTCTAGCCGACGCATCAAAAGTACCGATATTCCACGCAGCATTGATCGTGATCGCCCCCGTCACGCTGCCTGCTTCGTCAAACACCGCTGTGTCTTGAGCAAGAGGAAACTGATTGATGTCAGGTGTTCCGCCAGACGATGGAGCCCATGCTGTCGCACTCCAGTTCTGTGTCCCCGCAAGGTTCCAATAAACGGTCTTTGAAGCCGGGAACGTGATCCCAGAGTTCCCACCGCAGTCACCAGCTCGGGTGGGCGATGATCCTGCTGCTGCACCAGCAATCGTGATGTCGCGGAAGTCGCAATCAGTTGCAGACAGAGTGCCTACAGTGAGAGTGCGGGTAGTGCCGAGGGTATCTGAACGCAGGAATACACGGCGAACTGCTGTGGCTCCAGCGACGGTGAGGGTGCCTGTGATGGTTTGGTTTCCATTGAAGGTGCAGCCCATCAGACCCGCAGAAGCGGGGGCGGTAATGGTCAAATTGTTGAAGGTGTTGGCTCCATTAACAACATGAGTAACTGCCGTGGTGCCTGTAAAAGATACGTTGTAGAACGTCAGCCCACCACCAGCAAAAGTAGCTGTTGATGTTGTAGTCAACGTAATTTGCGAAGTTCCAGCATTAAACGTTAAATTTGTTGCTGTAGTAAATACTACTGCCGACGTACCACTTAACGTTACCGTACTGCTACCCAGCGTAATTGCCCTGATGTTAGAGTTGCTAGAAGACCAATCAAAAACGGTTACGTTAAAGTTCTTGGTGTCAAACGTGCCGTTGGTGACGGTAAAGCTGTTGAACCCAATGTTCAGCGCATCAGCAAGCTCGACGGAACCGCCGTAGGAGTCAACCACAATGTTGCCGCTAAATGTCTTGCCTGCGCTGGTGATGGTTTGCGTGTTGCGGCCAGAGAACGTCAAGGTGTTTGCAGTGCTTAATGTGGTTCCAGAACCGTTTTTCCAGTCGCCATAGATCGTAAAGTTTGCTCCAATTGCCAGCGTCATGGCACTCGTGCGACCAGACATATCCACCGTCCCGGTATAGGCAACAGCAGAGTTCATCGTAATCGTGCCCGTCACTGAACCTGCGTTCGTAAACGTGGCGGTGTCTTGAGCGAGCGGGAAGAAGTTATCGTTTGGTGTACCGGTCGATGTATCTGACCAGCCAGTTGCCGACCAGTTCTGTGCGCCAGCGAGGTTCCAATAAACCGTCTTAGGCGTATCAAACGTGATTCCTCGGCATCCGCGTAGATTTCCGACCCGCGTACCAGAAATCGGCGCAGCAGTGCCAACAACGTAGATGTCCCGGAAGTCTGCGTCTGTCAGACTCGGTGGGGCGTTGATGGTGAGAGTTTGTGCAATGCCGTGGGTTGCGCTACGGAACCAGACTCGGCGGTTGCCTGCGGTGCCAGTAGTGGAAAGGGTGCCGTTGATGGTTTGGCGGGAGTCAAAAACAAATTGCATCACGCCAGCAGAAGCTGGCCCAGTTACAGTCAAATTGTTAAATGTGTTTATGGCTTGGACAGCTTGCGTGGTAACGGTTGTTGATGTAAATGACACGTTATAAAAAGAAACCCCAGTGCTTCCTCCCGATGCGCCGCCTCTTAAAGTGGTTGCTGTTCCAGATATAGCAATTAATGAGGTTCCTGCATTAAACGTAAGAGTGGCGTTTCCGTTTGTAAAGTCAACAGGGTTAGTGCCACTCAACGTCACCGTAGAGCTACCCAAATTGATCGTCCGTGTGTTGACGGTGCTGGACGACAGGGATGTGGCAGTGACGTTGAAGTTGTTGGTGGTGAAAGTGCCGTTGGTAACTGTTATCGAACCTGATGATGTCAGTGCATCTCCAAGCGTAACTGTAATTCCCGACCCGTTAATCGTCACCGGGCCAAGCGTCTTGCCACCGCTCGTCAGCGTACCCGTAGCATTCAGGGTCAATGTGCCATTGTAAGTCAGCGTCATTCCAGCGACAAACGTCACGCTGCCAGATACGGTTATCGCAGCAGAGCCCGCCAAGGTTCCCGTGAACCCGGTACAGTTGATTGACTTGGCCCCAGTGTTTCCGGCGCTGATCGTGCAAGTGCCGGTTGACGCAGCGTCAAAAAACACATCATCCGCACTGGTAGGCACGGCTTCACCCCCCGGCCCACCAGAGGTCAAAGACCACTTAGTACCGGCAGTACCATCCCAGTTCGCCGTACCCCCAACCCAGTACCTGTCAGCCATGGCTTACACCTTGTAATACCAAACGCCTTCGACTTCGACCAGCTTTGCGCCAGCAGGAGGAACACCCTCTAGCTTCTGATACACCTCACCACCAATCTCTTTGGTAGTTTCCAACTGCTCAACAGGCGGCGCAGTCACGATGGCAATCCAGTTATCCCGGCGCTGCTCTTTCATTGCCTGGATCTCTGCTTCGCTCAAGCCATGGTTCTCTGGCAGATGCAAAGCGTCCGCAAACTTGCCATGCGGCGTCTGAAACTCGAAGTCAATCTTGATCATTGGTTGCTCCTTAAGCTTGGGTCGTAACAGCCACCACATCCCAACGCGTGTTGTTGGCGTTGTAGATGCAGCCGACATAGGTGGTCTTGCTGATTGTCGTTGAAGTTGGCAACGTCACGCCAATCGGTGTGTAGGTACCGTTCCAGGTCAACGCTCGCGACGTACCATCATCTAAGAGCCGAAAGATAAGCCTGTTGCCATCAACCGGAGTGCCAGTCGGCGCGTTGATCTGCAATGCTGACGCCAGCGCTGTAAACGCATACTGATCATATGCAGAAATGTCTGGGTCCAGGGTCGATGCTGAAGCAGCACTCGAGACCCGCGGATCAATCCGCTTGTTCGTCAGCGTGGCCGTACCGTTAATCGTCGTAAAGCCGCCGCTAGCGTTCGCGTTGTTCCCCAATGCAGTGAGAACACCCGTACCAGTCGTTGTCGAGCTGATCGCTGTACTTGCGCCGCCACCGATCAACAATGCACTTGCCGTCAGCGTCCCGGACTGCGTGACCAACCCGCCGGTTGTGTTTACCGCGTTACCCACCGCAGTCACAACACCCGTGCCCGTCGTTGTTGAGCTAATTCCAGTTCCCGATCCGCCGCCAAGCAACAAGGCGCTAGAAGTCAGCGTCGCGGTCTGCGTCACCAGACCGTTTGCCGTATTGACCGCATTCCCGATTGCCGTCAGAACCCCGGTGCCGGTTGTCGTCGTTGATGGAGCAACGCCCGCACCGCCTCCAATCACCAGAGCGCTCGCCGTCAACGCCGCAGAACTTGCAATCGTGTTCGTTGCCGAGAAATACGGGATGCCGCCAGAAGTGCCGGCCGTGATGCCCGTCCCGCCGTTTCCAACGGCCAGGGTGCCCGATACGCCAGTCGACAACGACAGGGCCGTACAGTTCGACAGATTGCCGGCTGATGGCGTTCCCAGGTCCGGAGTTACGAGTGCTGGCGAGGTGGCCAGCGCCACAACCGTGCCGCTTCCGGTCGTGCTGTATGACGTGCCCCATGACGATCCTGTACTGTTCGCAATCCCAGCGCCGGGCCACGTAAACGCCGCACCGGTCGTGGATGCAATCGTCTGCACCGCGCCCAGGTTGTCCTTGTAGAACAACTTGCCATCGGTGATGTTGATTGCCAGTTCGCCGTTATTCAGGTTCACAGCAGACGGTGTCGCGGAAACCGTTGTGCTGTGATACAGAATGATCGGCGTAAAGTTCGTTGCGGCCATGATTGTTCCCTTAGAAAGTACCGCCAGAGATCACGCCCCACTCTGGAGCCGATGCCCCTGCCTTCAAAACGTATCCCTGCGCACCTAACGCAAGCTTTGATAGTGTCGTCGCTCCGCTAGCATAAAGCAGATCGCCAGCTGCATACGAGGTTTGCCCCGTACCACCGTTGGCCGCAGCGATTTCTGTTGCATTCCATGTTCCTGCGGTCAACGTTCCAACGCCAGTGATCCCGGTGTACGAACCACTGATCAACGACGATCCAATCGTGCCTGTCGTAATCTGATTTGCATCGATCGCAATGGACGTGTTGCTAGCGCTTGTAATCTGCCCCTGGGCATTCACCGCAATCGTTGGGACACTCGAGGCAGATCCATATGTCGCCGCTGCAACACCCGTATTAGAGATTGCGATTGTGATGTTGCTCGACCCGTCATAACTGCTACCAGACAACCCGGTGCCAATTGTCAAAGCATTCGGATTGACCGCAGTGATCGTCGCCGACCCGCCCAGAGAAATCGACGTGCTGTTGACCGTAATCGCGCTGTTTTGTAGCTGCGAATTCTGAATCGATCCCGACGTGATCTGATTGGCGTTGATTGCAATCGACGTATTGCTGGCGCTCGTGATCTGTCCCTGAGCATTGACTGCAATCGTCGGCACACTCGAGGCTGATCCGTAGGTGTTTGCAGCAACCCCGGTATTTGTGATGCTGAACTGCGTGCCAGTTAATGTCAGGCCAGTACCCGCAGAATACACTTGCGATGCGGAAAATTGCGTAAACGTTAAATTCGTTGTCCCAATGATTATCGGGTTGTTGGTCGTCATGACATACGACTCACCCGCTCCGGACGACCCTTCTTGAACGAAGAAGTAGTCTCCCTGGCCCATGCCATTTATAGAGTCCGGTTTGTACTTGTCTTCGTCTGATGCTCTCGTCAGAACCCAATCCGTGCCGCCAGGATCAGGGGTTCCAACTGTGGTAACCGTGTAGATCCCGTTCTCAAAGGCGTTTGCTTGGTTGGAGACCAAGACTCGATTGCTAACTGACAGGTTCACTCCATCAATCTGCAACGCCGCTTTGGCCCCGGCATTCGTAAGCGTGGCACCTACACCGGCATTGACCACGCCAGCAATCGACAACCCCGTGCCGTTAGTAAACGTTGTGATCTCCGGGCCGTTATAGGACAACGAGAGCGTCACCTGATTGGCCGCAGGAACTGAGTACACGTAGTAAGCCGTCCCCGACACAATCCCGTTTGCGGTGGACGAGAACACAATTTGATCGTTTATCGACAGACTCGGAGACGTAGCAAACGTCAGTGTCGTGCCGCCAGTGATGTCGGTGACCGTGACTGCTGTTCCACCCGGCGTATAGGTCGCCGTCAACGCGCTTGGCGTATTTACTCGCACAGGAACGTGAATCGCAAGCCCGGCCGACACCGCGTCGTCGACATACTGTTTGGTCGCTAATTGCAACGCAGCGGTCGGAGCCTGGGTCACCGTCACCGTTGTCAGGCCAGCCAAACTCGTTGCCGTGCCACCCAACGACACCGACGTTGAGCCAATCGTCACCGAGCTAAACTGCAATGCAGCATTTGGTACATTCGACAACGACATGGTGTTCGTTGCGCCCAGAGAGACGGACGCAGAACCCGTAATGCCGTTGGAATACGTAAACGCGATCGAAGAATTTGTTAACGATGCGTTGCCGATGTTTGACAACGTGTTGCTCGACGCATCAATCGTTTTGTTGGTCAGCGTATCCGATGTTGCACGACCAACCAAGGTGTCCGTCGATGTCGGGAGCGTCAACGTGCCGGTGTTCAAAATCTGCGCAATACTCGGTGTCGTCAGCGTCTTGTTGGTCAGCGTCTGCACTGCGTCTTCGGTCACCACCGGCACCGAGTTGACTGTAGCCGCAACCATATCAAACGTGCCGCCGGTCACCGTCTTGCCGGTGAAGTCCATGTTCGTTGGCAGCGACAACACGACGTTTGTCGTGCCTACCGCGTCGATCTCATTCGCGGTTCCCGTGACCGATGCCACCGCGCCAATCGCCGCGGGATCAATTGCCACTTCCGTCGCTGAAGTGATCTGCCCCTGCGCATTTACAACAATTTGCGGCACAGCTGCCGCAGTTCCGTAAGTTGCCGGAAGCACCCCAGTGTTCGCTAAGGCAATCGTGCCGCTCGAGGTAATCGGGCCACCGGTAAGGCCGGTTCCGGTGTTGATCAGCGTCACCGCTCCCCCAGGTAGCGAACTCCACGATCCGGCTTCATATACCTCATACGAACTGATGTCGGTGTTGTATCGAATCATCCCGTCTTGCCCGACTGGCCGTTGCGCCGTCGTTCCTACGGGAATCGTGATCGAGCCAGTGCCTGGAATCACGGTATTCGGTGCCAACGAGAACACGGGACTGTTCGTCCCATTCCCGGCCGTCACGTTGATCTGCTGCGCCGTTCCGAACAGTTCACGGCCTGCAATTGTCGTGCCTCCGACCACTGCCAGGAATCCTGTCCCAGATACTTGCGCCATGGCGAGCGCAATACCCGTCAACGAGATCGTCGGGTTGCCAGCAACGCCACTGCCGTTTGCAATCGATAAGCCGTCCCCAGAAACCGCGATAGAGCGATTTGTGACCGATCCTGAACCCGTCTTGACGATCACGCCGTTTGACGCGGCCTCGAGGCTTCCAGAGGCCCCGTTAAGCACTATTTGCAGATAGGACTGCGCCCCGGCGTCCGTCAGGCCAATTCCTACCCCGCCTTGCAGAAACCGACTGTTCGGTAATGACGGCTCCTGATTCAACGTCAGAAAGGTCTGTGTTTGACTCGGCGAGGCAGCAATTGCACCAGTCGTCGTGCGAACCGTCTGACCGTTCTGAACGATGGGGACTAGTTCCGACCCGGTAATTACGCCGGCCGCAGGCAGTTGGGTGATCGTTACGTTCGCCACACTACACCTCGATGCTGTCTAGGTTGCCGTTGTTCTCCGGCGTCTGCGTATTCTGCTCCGGCGATACTACATAGTTGCCGTATCCTCCGGTAGTCAGGTTGTTCGGGTCAACCGCTACAGACACATCGGGCCTGGGAAACCTAATCGTGATTCGTTCTGTCTTTCGCGCCGGCAACCGGTACGGGTCAAACTCGTCCGCGCATCCCTCGTTGCATACCTGCAACCCTGGGAAGTTCGGATCACTCCTCATCACCGCATGGGGGCGCTTCATCTTGCAACGATCACAGACCGCTATTGCAATGTCAGAGTAGCCTAGCGTGTCCAGAAATCGCGGCATGATTACCTTGTGTATACGCTGATGTTCGGGGCAAAGTAGATCGGCGACTTGTCGCGCTCTTCCACCTCGGCCAGCGTCAAGTACTTATCCGCCTGACCTTCCAGGTACTGGATGCGGTCTGTCGCCACTCCCGGCAGTTCCAGCGACATCTGATGCGCCAACATTGACTGAACCGCCAGATACCACCGCTGCGGGATCTCTAGCTCTCCGGACAGATCACCAACATCCATGATCTGCCTCGAGTACCAGACCGTCATCTGCACAAACGGGTCCGAAGGCACCGGCCAGAGCGTGATTTCCGCCTGCGGAATGGTCCGGTTGAACCAATACTGAAACGGTTGGTTCGCCGTGAAGTTTTTGTTCGGCAGATTGGTGTAGTCATCACGATTTAGCCGCGCCATCGTGATTTCGGTCGAGTTATTGCCGAAATACAGCTCTCTAAGCGACAAAGTCGACCCATTTCTTGCCCGAATCCGGTACCACTCGACCGTTTGACCGGGCTCAATGTCGTACCAGATCCACTCGTTGTTGACCCAGGCCGTCACTCCGGGGTCATAGAGCGTGCTCCAGGCAATTCCGTCGCTGGAATACTCAAATATGCAGTCGATACTGCCAGAAACGCCCGGAAGTACGCCGATTGAGCCAATGTAGACGGGATTGTTCGTCCCATAATTGACGGAAATGTTGCCATTCGGGGCTGATTGCGTGCAGATTGTGTCAATGTTGCTATCAAACGCGTTCTCAACCGTCCCGCCAGCACTCGTTGCATACGCCCCAGAGGGTCGATTCATGCGCCGATAGAGCGCTTGCAGCACGTCATTGCCACCAACAGGCAGCTTGTAGACGTACTGATCCGCCTGGAGCCCGTACACCTTCTTGTCGATGGCCCAATACTGAATGCCGATGTTGATCAGATTGGACAACAGGAAGTACAACGACTCCCGAGCGCTCAATACCTGCTCAGAAGTCAGCTCTTCGGCCAATTTCCCGCACCGCCGCGCCCCATGATCAATCAGGGTCTGGACTTGGATGACGGTCGTCCCAACGGTTCCAGAATAGGCCATGGTTCACCCTACCAACCGGGGCAATTCCAGCGCTTCATTGAGGCTCGAGCGCGGCTCCCCCGTTCACTACTGCGTGCAATTGGACCCATCCTGGCACAGAACGAGTCCCGCCTCGGCCCTCCCTGCGGCTGCGGTGCCTTCAGGTTGCTGCCTGTCTCGCGATTGTACTTTGCCCGGCCTTTCTCCGTCAGCCCGGCACCTTGCTTTGCAGGCAGTTTTTCGCCTCGCCCAATGGCCAGACTAGGTCCGCCCTTTTTCATGCGCTCCGGCAGTTTGCCGTAGGCCTTCTTGCCTACGTTAGACGACGTGAACTCCGCCGCCACACTAGGCTTGATGCCAACCTTCTTCGCAAACGTCGGATTGTTCTCCGCGGCCTTCATCAGCCGAAACTGCGCTTGGGTCTTTGCTGGCATTACGGACCTTCTTTGACCAACACCAAGATGAACATTGACGAAACAGCATTGTTGTTAGAACTACCAATTGCTGTTGCTTCAATTGTTGTCTTTTCTTGGATCACGATTGGATACTCAAACACATAGTCTGCCACGCCATTGTTGATACTCGTAACTGCGGCGGTGCGCCGAATGTTGTCTGTTCCTCTCGTCAACAGTCTGCCTTGAACTTGATTAGAACCACCCGCTTGACCAGATGAAAACAACCCCTGGGAGACGTATGCGGTGTAACCCGCGGGAACCGTCCAACTTCCAGTTATTGTGGTGTTGTAGTCAAACTTGATAACGTCGTATGTGGTTGCAGGAACGCCTGCTGTTACAACACCAGTGCCTATGTAGATGTCACCAGCAGCGCCGTTTCCAGATCCAGCCGTGAGCACATAAGCATAATTGACTCGAAGCAAGGACGCCGTCATCGTAACGGCAGTCTGCCCGTTTAGCGTGACCGTCTCACTTACTTCGTTGTAGTTGGCATCCAACCCCTGCACAACAACTGTACGGGCTCCTGTGCCTAACGCCGTATCGTTTGCGTTTGACGAACTTACTGTCATTTGCAGTGCAGCGGCCGGAAACGTAATTAGGCTTGGCAACGGCCAGACTGATACCTGCGAGGTGTCTACGTCCGGATTAAAACCAAACACAACAACACTTCTGTGGCCCTGAATCTGTCCGCGAGCGACTTGCAACTCAAAAGGCTCGTATGCCCCTTGCCTTGTAATTGACGAGATAGTTGTACTCATCATTCAACGCCTTCAAAATGAGGCAGGGGCCGAAGCCCCTGCGGTTCAACAGGTCACCGCGCCTCCGCGCTTTTTGGATGGCGTCACTGTCACCGACTTCTCGGTTTCCGTCACGCTACCCTTCGGCGCACCAGACGAGAACAACCCCTTGATGCCCCTCATCACTTTCCGCGGGAACCCTGTAATAGCATTCCTCATGGCTTCGTTCTCTTGCGTTTGCGATCGTTCCCAGTTTTCATAGGCTCGCTGATTTTCTTCAGTCTGCCTCTGGTCACGAACCGCTGAAGGAACGCCGCCACCGGCCATCTTCTTGCCGTACTTGCTGTAAACCTCGTTAGAGTACGCCTTGGCCTCTTTCATGGCCGTAGCGTTCTCTTTCTCGAAGTTCTTGTGCAGACGACCCTCGGCAGCTGTAACTTTGCCGCCTTTCTTGAAGGTGCCAGACAACGCGGTAATTGATACCGGAGCACTAGGTTTTTTGCGGCCTTGAGGCATCGCTACGGGGGCACCGCTATTAACAACTCCCCCCGTAGCGAAAGCTTTTTTTGCGGCACCGCCCTTTTTATAGCCGCCCGCATTAGCTTTGGCCACGCCCCCGGTCGCATAACCACCGGGCTTGCCCATCACGACCTCGCCGGTCTTCTTGGGCGTCTTGTGCTCTTTCCCACCGTCGTGCATCTTGGTGTCGCGATACTCGCCACCTTGACCCTCGGTGTTGATGATGCCGCCGTGCTTGTAGCCACCCTGGCCCATGACCACGCCGCCAGTCTTCAGGCCCTTGTGAGCCTTGCTAGCGGGTTTGCCGGCGTGTTCTTTCAACGCCTTTGCGGTCTTGGCCATCTCAGCCTTGTGCTCGGCCTTGCTCTCACCGCCCTCTTTCATCATGCGACCGGCCATCCCCACCGGAGCCGCGGGAGCAGCACCAGAAGGCATCGCACGCATCGCACGACGACGAGCAGCCAGCGAGGGGCGCATCGGCGTTGCAGGGGGCATCATTCCGCCACGGGCCGGCATCGAAGGAGCTGCGGGAGCCGCCATGTCTGGCGAACCACCCATCTGCATCTTCTTCTCAACCTTGCCACCTTTCTTGAGCTTGAGCTCAACGGTGGGCTCCGTGGTCTCCATCTTGACCATCGGCTTGAACTGACCCATTTCAACCTCCTTTAATCCGGCCACCGAAGCGGCCGGAGGTTCATCACGACGGATTTACACCGATACCGCCAGCCGCCGCGCTCGGAGCAGGCATATCGACGTAGATCTGACCCAGGGAGGAAGCATCGGAGCCAAACTCGCCAATGCCGACCATCATCGCATCTTTGATCACAACTTGACCACCAGCCGACGCTGCCAGGGTAGCAAACGCCGTCATGCTGGTCGAAGTCGAACCAACGTTGTTGATGAAGGAACAGCCCTTAAAGATTGCATACCGATCCATACCAGCCGCCGCTCCAACCTTGAGGCCGAGAGGCGTGCCAGCACTGCACTGGAACGGGAAGACGCAATCGATGAAGGTATTGCGAGCGGTACCGCTGGCCAGCTCAAGGGTTGCGTTTGCCGCGCTACGCGCCACGGTGTCACCACCGAGCGTGCAGTTGATGAACGTATGCTCACCGCCCCCATTCAACTTCAGGGACCGAGCATTCGCACCACCCGCAGACGCAGCATCCGCCATGCCGTAGATGTTCACGTTGCTGTATGCGTTACGCGAACCCGAATCGGTCCACGCAATCATGCTGGCCGAGCCCGTGGAGAATCCACAGAACACGGACAGATTAGCAAAGTAACAACCCGAGGCAGTGACGTTGATGAACGCATCACTGTTGAAGGTCGCAGCCGTGTAGGTACCCGTTGGCGGAGCAATTCGCGCACGCTGCGCCACCATCGTGGGAGCAGCCATACCGATAAGGTGCGTCGCGTTCTTGTTCCAGTTCAGCGTGCCAGCCGTCGCCGTCGAATCGATCGACTGAGCGAGCGCGGTGCTCAGACGGGCAGAACCCGCCGCAGTACCATCGCCCATCAGCACAACCACATCGTTGTTGCCAGCCGTACACTTAGCCAGGGCACCGTAAAGCGTCTTGAGAGGCAGCTCAGGAGTGCCGTCGTTGCCATCAGCGCCGTTCACCGGATCTACGAAGTAGTAGTTTCCAGAGAACGGCAGACCGCCGATGGTTCCGAGAACGGGCACCCCGAAGCTAGTGATCCCATTCGGGAAATTAGTCAGGGCCATGATGTTTCTCCGTTCTCGGTTACTTAGACGCCCGGCGTACCGTACATCGCACGCGGATCAGTGAAGCCGAGGTCATAACGCTCGGTGGCCTTGTACCGCATGGTGTCGGTCTCAAAGTCACCTTCCATGGTCTTTTCCAGACCACGGCGCATCATCAGCTTCATCCCTTCCGGCGCGTCGGTCTGCACCCACCA